ATGTCGGCACTATTAAACACGGTCGAAACGTATCGCTCATTACAGCCGTTCTTTTCTATCGGCGAACTCAACGCGAATACGGCAGAAATCCGTTTACACTTTGGTGTGCAACTCACGCAATCTACTCGCAATGTACTGGACGTCCTGCATCGCTATGCCTCGAAGTATTACGGCGTGTCCTATCGCTCCAAGTCGAAGATAGCGGCAGAACTTGGCGTAACGCGTAGAACGGTCATACGAGCTTGCAACGCACTGGAGTCGTTGGGCGTTATTAAGCAATATGAATTGAAGCGGCACAACGGCGACAAACGTAGGTCATCGAATGCTATCGTTTTCGTTCCGATAAAGCCCGCGGTTCAACCCAATGTCACAACGGAATGTCACGACAAAGAAACTCCTAATAACGCAAAAGAATCTAGTAATACATACGTTACAGACGTGCCTATTAAAATAGCGATTGAGGACGTAGTCAAGGAGGACGTAAACCCGAAGGCAAGCCCCGCAATCAATCCGAACGATAAAGCGAATTTAGAAGCGTCATTACCCGACGGATGGTTTAAGCAATCTCGCGCTTATGCATCGGACGCTAACGACCTTTATCGGATTACCGGTGAATTATTCAAGGCGAAGCACGCAACGGACCTACGCGTCGAGGATCACGTCGAGGAGTTCGGCGAAGTCTTGCGTCGTTCGTGGGTATCGCTGAAAGGCGGTCGCATCAATCGGACGAAATGGTACGCGTATTTATTTGCGGCGTTTAAGCGGACAGCACACGAAATCGAACGGCGGGAGCGGTTTGCGCCAATGCAGCGCGATATCGAGGCGTTATTCAACGTATAATTGACGTAAGATTCGCGTATATTGCGTAGAGTTCCGATACTTGTTACAATCGGACTATTACGACAATAGGGGCGGATTACGATGAGATCGAAGAAGAAGATACCGTTTTATAAGCGATGGCGCGTATATGCGTACACATTTGCGGCAATTGTACTATTCGGATGGATACTGGACGTTACCGGATGGTCCGACGCAAATGACGCTAAGATAGCGGCAGAAACCGAAGTCAAGGTGAAGGCGGTCGAAGCGCAGCTAGCCGTTAACGCGGAGAAAAATGCGAAGGTAGAAGCCGAAGCGAAAGTGCGCGATGCCAACACAGCAAAAGCCGAGGCCGCTAAGAAGGCGAAAGCGAAGGCCGACGCTACCGTTAAAGCTGCAGACGTCGACGAGAAATTAGCGGTTGAGATCGCGCTAATCAAAGAGCTTACGGAGGGCATCGTAGTAGCGGTCGAGAAAAGTCCGTATGGTCAGGACGATTGGATGATAACGTGGGTAACGGTTTCAGACGATTGGTACGACTCGGAGGCGCACGTCAAGGAACGATTCGCCGACCAGATAGGCGCGCAGGTTAAGGCGTCGCTGTATGCTGCGGGCGCCGTTAAGCAAGGCGATCCGATACTCGTCCACTTCTACGATATCAATGCGAAAGAATTGGCGAAGGAAAAGATATTCGGAGGCTACGATATTAAACGGTAACTCTATAGTAGGAATCGGAAGGCCCTGCGCTTAATTGCGGCGGGGCTTTTTTGCGTTGTGGCGAAGCTTTGCGAAAAGAATTTACGTAAAAGTGTGCGGAATTGGTGCGCGATGTATATAAGACTGTAAGCGGACGGAAAAGAATTTACGAAAACACTCCGCACTATAGCGTTCCGTTTCGATATTAGTATTACAGGGAGGCGATAAGATGACGGAATATGGTCAGTGGGTTTACGGAATCGCTTCGGCAATCGTAATAGGCGTGATGTTTGCGGCAATGTGGCGCGAAGTTGGGCGGACTGCTGAAAGCGAGGTTGACGGGGAATAGGCGCTGGGAAGACGAACGATAGGTATTATATTTCGATAATAGTTCGGGATTGGCGTAATAGTCGTTGCATAATGCAAACAATATTCGTAGCACTTTAGGCGCATTGTTCGTGTTTGATTTGGGTGATTTGGCGCAGATTTCGACGGCGATTCGCAAATGGACGCCGAGAGGTCGAATAAGCGTTTCATGCGTGTGTATGCGCTAAGTGCTTAATACGGATTATTACGCTAGTAAAACCATCGTCGACGAATGCTAATTCGGCGTAGGTCTTGATTGTGTCTCTTCTTATAGTCTCTTAAGTACTTGAACTTAGTACTAAGACCTTTAAGTACTTAAGAGATTTAGACCTTAAGTTCAAGACATACCGACGATTAGCATCATCGGGACAATGTTAATACAGTGATTATAACGCTAACAAGTGCTAGGCGCCAAGTAACAGAGATACAAGGGATGCAGATTCACTTGGTATTGTATATATGCGCATGCACTTAAAACATACAAAAATTAATAATAAAAAGTTTCGTCGCCCGAGTCTCTATTTCGCCGACCGATTCCGTTACCCAGACGAGCGCATGTGGTTTCTGCCTTGTTAGCGCCGTGTTAAAATCGCTTCTAAGGGCGTTCAGGTATAAACACTCCAACCGATGCTAGGACGCTTAAAACACGCTGAAATCACGGGAGTCTGGTAAACGGGCAATTATCGCAGGAATCGCGGAATTCGATTGTGAAACGGGTGCCTCGTAAACTACTTCGCTTTAATAGAAGGAAGGCGTTCGAAATAACGTATAGTCCGAAAGAGTAAACGGGCGTCTATTATTCGTGTTTAGGGCGATATTGAATGCAATATGCAAGTAACTACGAATAACGTTCGTGTTTAACGAGACTACTCGGGGGTGCTGAAATGTCGGATGTACCGATTATAACGGACGACGCGCAACACGACGAACGAATCACGGCGGCAAGACGGACACTTCCGATAGTAACGCCGGCTCAATTCGCAGCGCTCCATTTATTCGCACACCACTACGATGTGCTTGGCGTATTGCTGACGATGCCGGTCGAGGAAATTACGGAAGCATTGGCGCGAGGATATCAAACAAACGACGAAAAGGGGACGATAATATGACGAAGGTAAAAGTAACGCGCGAAGTAGCGGAGGAAATACGTAAGGCTAGAATTCATTTCACGAGAGATGCGGGAATTATCATGAATCTGCGAAAGCACTACGCACTTACGAGGTTGAGCGAGATTTTTAATAACCGCGAAAGAGAAGGAGGAATGCGTGTCGACGTACTTATGCAGGCACTCGTCCTCGGGTACGAAGCCGAGAAAACACCGAAGGAAAAAGTACGAGAATATTACGACAGGACGCAACGAAAGACAATTTACCACCCCGACGAGTACGACAGGGGATACGAGAACGGGACAGCGGAAGGCGTAGAACAAACGCTAAATCTGCTCGGCATCGAAATCGAAGGAGTGAACGCATAATGACGAAACCAAAACGCACAATCGCCATCAATTCCGACTACCGACTCACATTCGACGACGCCAACGTAATGATCGAGCGGCTGGTAACGGTCGACCCGACGAAAGCCGTCAATTGGGCGGAAAAGGAATCGGAAGGGGCCGACCCGACGCCACGTCAAGAATGGCGCAACACCGGCAAGTATTACGCAACAATTCCGCAAGCGCTGACGGGACTGCTCGAACATTCGATACGCAACGGCGAGGCGGCGACATTGCGCGAGGTGCTAGTCGAAATCGACGCGTTTCGGACGCATATAAACGGCTTGTTGGGCGCGGAGGTGTAGGCGGCAGGGTCGGCGCTAGGACGGATATTATGCGATGAAAACTAAGGGGGAATGACGGATGACTAAACGACTTACAACGGAACAGTACGAAGCAATCTTCAAACGGGCGTCGTACGAACAACTCGCAAAAGACCACGGCGAGGCGACGATGAATTACCGCGCAATAGAGGCGCAGAAAGCGGAAATCGAGCGGTTGCGGGAGGAAGTAATAACGCAAGCAGAACGGGCAATAGCGGCGGAAAACGCACTAGCGGAAATCGAGGACTTAATTGAACGTCCTTGCAAAACGCAAGCACAGTCTGACGCGACACTATGGAAAATCCGCAAAAAGGTGGAGGCGATACGGAATGACCGCGAAAACTAAACTCGCTCCGGCGAAGGATTGGCGAAACCGTCCGATTGAAACGTGGAACACGACGACATTTCACGCCTATCTAACGGACAAGCACACGGAGCTATTCGGCATTGACTACGCGCCTTTTCGCGGATGGACGGCTGAAAAAGGAATGATCGGCGATATAATCGGTACGCGAACGGGTAAGCCGCGGAAGGCTAGTAACGCGCTACTAAAACGATTCATAGATGAAACCTTCGCGAGTTATCGCCCATTACCGCAATATCCCGGCGTAAACTTCGGCTGGGTTTGGGCGTATCGCAAGACGGACTGGCAACGACTGCAGGCGGAAGAAATGGCGCAGGCAAGACGCGCGGAAGCGGTTGAGGCGAGCGATATCGACGAAGTAGCCGATTGGTTTGCGAAATAGAGAAAGGGCGGAGATACCGTTGAATGAACAGTATATCAACAAAGTTATAACGGGGGATAACGTAGAGTTAATGGGCGAGTTGGCGGAGGGGAGTGTAGATTTGACGGTTACTTCGCCTCCATACGATGACCTACGGAAATATAATGGATACTCATTCAACTTTGAAGTAGTCGCGCAGGAGCTGTATCGCGTAACTAAAGCCGGCGGGGTAGTCGTTTGGGTTGTAGGTGATGCGACAAAAAACGGAAGTGAAAGCGGAAACTCATTTAGGCAGGCGCTATTCTTTATGGAACTCGGATTCAAACTTTACGACACGATGATATATAAGAAAGACAATCCACTGCCCCAAAATCATCGTCGCTATGAGCAAGAATTCGAATATATGTTTATCTTATCGAAAGGCGTTCCTAAGACGTTTAATCCGGTATTGATAGAATGTAAAACAGTTGGCCAAAAATACGACTACTCCAAACGAGGCGGAGTGGCCACTTTATCCGAAGTTAACCCGGCAGTTAGAAATAAGGCTGAAGTGCATACAACTAAGTCGCATAAAACTAAAGGGAACATATGGGGCTATCTCGTTGGTATGCATAAGAGTACAAGCGATAAGATTGCTTTTCAACATCCGGCCATCTTCCCTGAACAGTTGGTCAACGATCATATCCTATCGTGGTCAAACGAAGGAGATACCGTTCTTGACCCGTTCGGAGGAAGTGGAACAACTGCGAAGATGGCGGTAATCAACGAACGCAGATTTATCCACATCGATGTAAGTGGAGAGTATAACGAAATCGCACGTCAGAGGATAGGCGAGGTGCTAGGCTAATGACAATCGAAGAATTAACGGAAATCGCATCGACGTTCCTCCGTGATAACTACGCTATGGACCTCGACATACCCATCGTGCGGAATAATCGATTGCGGACGGTAATGGGCCGATTTATAAGCGCTTATAGAGGCGGGGCAACTAGAATCGAAATTGCCGGATTCGTCATCGAGCACGGGGATCGGGGAATCATTATAGATACGCTTTATCACGAATGCATACACTACGCGCTATTCGAACGCGGCGAGCCAAACGACGACGGACATCCGCATTTCGAATCGGAATTACGGGAGCATAGCGTAGGATCGTCGGGAATTAATAGAGTCGGTCCGTACATCGAATATACGTGCTCCGATTGCGGAAAAGAGGCGCAAGCACGCGGAAGACGGCTATTACGTGATTACCGCGACCGAGTGACCTTCTGCTGCGGAGCGAGCATAGAAATCGTAGGCGAACGTATTTACAACGGAACGGAGGCGGTCTAATGGCGCAAAAATGTATTCTCGCTGACAAGCGGAAAGACGGTTGCTCGACGTGTGCCCCGCTATGCCAAAACCGGATAGCCCTCGAAGGCATGAACGGCGACGGCGGACGGATTGCAGCGGCGAATCTACCGAAGGAATATCGGCATGCGACGTTAGCAAACTCGCCGGCCCGCGAAGCACAAGCGAAAGTATACACGGCGCTCGAACGGTATGCGGATTTATTTACGGAAGGAACCGACAAGTCAGCGTATTTATGGTCGGAGTCGCCCGGAACAGGAAAAACGACGTCGGCTGCGGCGCTTGCAATCGAGTGGATCACGCGGCAATATATCGGCTCACTTAGGAAAGGCGAGCAGCCGGCGCAATTGTTAGCGTATTTCTTAGACGTAAATTCGTGGCAAGAGTTATATACGGGATTCAATCGCCCGAAAATACCGGAAGCTACGGCGGAGAAGAATAGCCGGATATATTATCGCCAGATGGAATTAGCGAAACGAGCGCCCTTCGCAGTATTCGACGATTTGGGAGTGCGTGAAGCGACCGATGGATTCAGGCAAGATTTACACTCCGTAATTAATTACCGTGTGACTAACGGATTGCCAAGCGTCTATACATCGAATCTACCGATTAAGGAGATGGCGACAGTTTTCGATTCTCGATTATACGACAGAATTCGTGATAATTGCGGGGAGATTCATTTCGAAGGCGCGTCGAAAAGGGGGCGGAGATAATCGCAATAATCATCGGAAATATAGCGGCAACCATCTGCGTAATCAGCACGGGCATAGCGCTGTACTATGTAAACGCAACGAATAACACGCGACGCAAACTACAGTGGTTCGGCGTAATGTTCGTCGCGCTGGTGATTGCGTACGCTACGATACCGTTTAGGTAAATACGAAAGGGGACGGAATAAATGCCATTCTTACAGATATTCGGAACGATGGCGTTAATTATAATTATCGTAGTTGCTATCGGCTTTATAGTGCTTGGCACGTTGTATAAGGTATTTCATCTGATACTCAAACATATGCCCGAGTGGTGTGTCGTAATTTATGTAGCGGCCGTCGTATTATTAGCGTTCTCGTCGATAATATATTTCTCACAATGAAACGAAAGGAGGTAATCGGATGAATCACGAAATCAAGCCGGTAGCAACGTTCAACGACCTCGTAAATGTCGCCGGTTACGGAAATCACCTTTTCGCAGTCGAAGCGTACTATTATGAATACTACTATGAGCCTGACGCCGAATTAACCGAAGTTGTCTACGACTTAACGTGCGTATACGGCGACAGCGGCTATATTATCGGCGACCAATCGGACGTAACGCTCGCATGTAAAGCGGGAAAAGCAGACGTGTTCTTGCAAGCGTATAAGCCAGCGCCATCAGCCGAAGTCATGCCGTCATGGATGCGTGGGATAAATTTCGCAATAGGAAACGGAGGAATCGATATGGCGAAGCCGACGAAAGTAGCGAAGGTAAAGGTGCCCACGAAGCGGCAACGAATCGATGCGCTATTGGACGAAAGAAACGACGTAGGAAGTACGGACGGATTTGTACCAACGCAGGACGCGGAATATAAACAGCGTAGGCATGACGAAATTGACGCGAAGCTGAAGGAGTTGACGGCGGGATGAATATCGACCTAGCGAAAATACGACCGGCAGAAGACGGCGAATCCGATAAGTATAGCTAGGAATTGTTCCGATTCTTGCGCCGAGAACTCCGAACCAAACTCGCACAGGCGAATATCCGCATTTACTTTATAACATGGAGTAAATGGGACGGTAGCCACTCGGGGTTCGACGAAAACATTCCGCTAGGAATCGGGCAGATAGCGATATCACCGCGATGGGGACGTACTGCCGGATTCTTTCTCGACTCGATAATGGGAGGACGTGGCGCTACCGAATTCTCATTAAGCGTATATCACGACGAAGAACTCGTAGATATTACGGAATGGTTCTTCGAGCGATACGAACGTATGGGACGCTGTATCTTTTGGGGACACGGTACGCGGACGTGGTTAGTCGGAGATAAGAAACGATACACCGTAATAAATAATACGCGCCGATGCGATTGGTGCGGGACTTGGCAGAAGCGCGAAGTTGTAACGAAAAAGACGATTGAACGTATCGAAACGTGGACATAAAAGGAGGCGAGCACAATCGAATTTGCGAAGCTTATTTTAAATAAAGTCGTAGAAGACGGCACTACTACGCCACTAACGCGCCACCAAATAACGCTTGCCGATATGCACTCGGATGTGGATCGGGCGACATATAAGTTTATTACGGAATACGCGGCGGAAAACGCCGGTAAAGCACCGTCTTACTTAATTGTCGCAGCATCTGTCGAAGGCTTCGAATACTTACCGGAAGTCAGCGACGCATACACGCACCTAGCGAAGAAACTAAAGGAATATTCCGCGCTGCAAATGATTGTTGCGATGTTACAACGGAAAAGCGATTCGGATTATTCACCGTTTGAACGGGCGTTAAATGATCTCGGCGCGGAACGTTTCATTAACGAATGGCTTCCGGCACAAGTAAGCGGAATACAGGCGAAGACTAACGTAATGCAATCAGTCGGAACCGATATTAAAACGCAAGGTGCCGACTTCTTGGCGGAATATCTCGACCGAAAAGCAGGCACGTCGTTTAAGCTATGGAAATCGAAGTTTCCGCGAATCAACGATCAAATCGGCGGCTATTTCAGCGGCAATATGTATACGTGGTACGGACGGTCAGGACGCGGTAAATCCGTTTTCACAATGGAAGAAATTATCGAAAGTGCGTTTCAAGGGGCGAACGTTCTCGTATGGGCCATGGAAATGTCGCGATTCGAATGGATGGCGCGGGCCTACTCGACGATTAGCGCAAGGATCAGCGATACCATCGAGAAAGTAGATGGCGTTGATTACGAGGTAGGATTCGAGAATAGGGCGCTGCTGACCGGTAAACTATCGGAAGGCTTCGAGGCAGGGCTTCGAATATTCGTCGAGCAACTGGCGAAAGGCGAGATTTTACCGGGGAATATCGTACTGCGAGCGGCGGATGATTCCGACTTCATTAATCGCGATACGAAGCAACTAGAATCGGATATATTGACGACTAAGGCTGACGTCGTACTTATAGATCCGATATACCTCATGGACTTCGACGCTAATACTTCGAGGGTAGCCGGTGGCGACGTAGCGAATACGTCAAAGAGAATTCGCAGACTTGCCGGAACTGAGAAAGCGGTGGTTCACGTCGTAACGCAGGCGGAAGAAGTTCGCGATGATACGGACGAGGAAGGCAATCGCGAATTGAGACCTCCGAAACGGGCGGAAATAAAGAAAACGAAAGCAGTTTTGGAGGACGCGGCGAATACTTTCGGGATAGATTCGCTCGACGGCGAGGGCATCATAGAAATTGGTAAAGGCCGAAACGGAGGCGAGGGAACGCAGATTAACGTTTTATATCTTCCTAACTTCGGAATCGTGAAGGAGATGGAAACAGGCGAAGCGGTTGCGGCAGACTTCCTGTTTTAAAGGTAGATTACAGTGGATGGGATTTTTGCTTTGGTAGTTCGGGAAAGGCCGTGCTACGATACATCTACCGGAAAACGTGTATACCCTAATTACGTCTAGATCAAACAATCTTAGGGTATACAGAGGTAAAGACGTATCGTCCAGATTTTCTATCTATTTACGTCTAGAACACAACGAGTCATGATGAGAGTCCGCAAGATAAAAATAAATCGGACAGGGAAAGAATATCGAAAAACGGCGCGCTATAATAAAGGGAGGATGTAAAAAATGATAAAACCTTATTTTAAAAATAAACATGACGCAACCGTAGTAGAGGTTGAAGATTTCGGCGTTATCAGATTAGACAACTTGCCAGTTAGAGTTCGCGAAGATAGGAAGGGTAAGTATGAAATAGGTTGGGTTCTTACTCACAAAGAAGGAAAAGAAGAGCACGTTTTATCTGAATATGGCGGGAGAAGTTCTTTTGACTTTGGTGGTAGAAATCTAGGTGTTGTTCGAGAAATAGAATAATGGCTATTGAACATACCGAACAAACCACGCAATAAATAAGGAGGTAATCGCAACATGCCGATAATCCGAATCGGGCCACACGAAGTTGACATCGACATAACCGCAGAACTCGAAGGCTACGATTGGGGCTACAACGCTCGATGGTCCGCGGACAAGCTTATCGCGGACAGCCCGTTTCGCCACGATAGTACGCCGTCCTTCTACGTTAACCTTACCGGCGATTATGCAGGCGTGTTCGGTGACTCAGGCGCAGTCGACGACGATTACGTATCGGGCGGCATCGTTAAACTACTGGCGTACTTGCGCGGCGAAGGCGAGGCTGAAACGGCGGACTACTTACTATCGGAATACGGTCGCCTCTATACTGACGCCGAAGATATCCGATTGCCGGCGCTGAATATTCGCAAGCGCACGAAATACCGAACACTAGCGCCTGACATCGTAACGCAAGCGACTAGCCCGTATCTATTAACGCGAGGCATTTCGCCGGAAGCACAGCGGCAATACGGCGTCGGCTATGGCGCAACATTAGCCGGATACACCGCAATGCCGTGGTATTCGCCGGATGGTCGGCTTGCTAACGTTAAGTATCGATCGACGACGGGTAAACGATTCTTTTACGAAAAGGGAGCGACGCCGATACGTCAGTTAGTTTACGGGCTGAACGTTGTAAATGCGAACAGGTCGGAGATGGCCGTCATTAATGAGGCGGAAATCGATGTACAATCGTGGGCAGTTGCGGGTGTTCCGGCGATTGCTTGCGGAGGTAGTTCGATTAGCCACGAACAGATAGACGCGATTAAGCGAAGTAGTATTCGCAAATTGCTGCTAGGCGGCGATAATGATGCGGCGGGACAGCGGTTAAATGCAGAAGTAAAGCGGCTATTAAGCGGTTATGTCGAGCTATACGACGTGGACTACGGTAGGCACAACGACGCAAACGACATTTTGGAATCGCAAGGAACCGATGGCCTACGTCAATTGTCAAACTTTACCGTGACGAAATTGCGCGATAACGGTTTACATTTCCGTAATCTTCCTGTAATATTATCGTAACGCTAACGTATGTTCGGTTGAGTGTTCGCTCACTGTTCGACTAGACGGGCGGAAAGAATCCCGTCTGCAACCGACATTATGTTACGCGCGCCTGTAATCGTAGAGATCATCGAGCGAACAATGCAATATAATCGCAAATTGGGCGGCAACGTCGATGGACATTACGACTTTATTATTCTCGTACGCTGAAATACGAGAGCGGTCGACGCCCGAAATAACTTCGAGTTGACGCTGCGATAAACCTTGCGAGAGGCGCCGGTTGCGAAGTAAACAACGCAACTGAACGTCGATAGCCGTACACCTCCGAGGACTATCGTACCATAAAACGGTAATTTAGGGTGACATAAAAAGACGCCGGAAGCTGCGTTAGCCTCGGCGTCTTATGTAGCGGGCGATATTAGTCTTTCGTGATGCGGACGACCTGTTCGATTGAGAGATCGAAGTAAGTGCAGATGTTTTCGATTTGCTTCAAGTTAACCGGAACACCTTTCCGGATATGGCGTGCGGCAAAATCAGTCAATACCTCTAATTCAACGAGTTTTTGTAAAGAGTAACCTTTCTTATCAAGAAAATCATGTAATGGGCTATAAGATACGGACAACGTTAACACCTCCTTAATTTCATTATACGTTGATAATCAACATAAGTAAATAGCTAAATAAAACAATTTACGTTGACTTTCAACAGAATCGGAGTATACTAAAAGAAAAATAGATTATTTTATAAATAACTCCGCACTACGGATTACAGAACGATAATACTATTATAGGAGGCAACAACATGACAATTGAATTAGCAATGGACAAGTATCAAGCGACGAAATGCGAAGTCGCGTTCGGTGAATTATACGCGCATATATACGAAGGTAGTCGGAAGTTGGTAAGGACGTTCTCCAGAAAGTACGCGGTTGATGAATCGGATGTCGAATCGATGATAAACGAAAAGATTCTCACTATCGCCGATAAATTCGACAGTTCCCGAGGTAAATTTAAAAACGCAGTGTTTAGCGCAGTAAAGTATGGGTGTATCGACTTAGCAAGAAAGCGAACAACGGAGGCAAAGTATCGAACCGGAGTCATGTACGAAGATGACGACGGAGTATTAAACGAAGTTTATGAAATCATCGCGGTTGCGTCAACAACCGACGAAGAGGACATTATCGCAGAATTAAAAAAACGCGACCAGCGTCAACTGATCACGTTCCTACTATCGAATGCTAACGACCCGACTCTCACATCAGCGTCAGCATTCATTGAAACAGATTCTTACCGAAAAGCAGCCAAGCAAATCGGAAGTACCGACAAAACAGTAAAATCGCGAATCCGTAAACTATCTAAACGATACGATGTTAATCTTCATGGAAGTTATTACGACTACTTCACGGCGCCTACTGTATATGTCGGCTAAATAATGAGGGTGTATTTAACTACGCCTTCTAACGCTAATATAACATATCTTTATTCAATCATCAATCGATAGTTGCCAACTTTACGTTGGAAGTTGTTACTAATATATACGGATGGGACGCCGGAAGGTTTCAAATACTCGCGCCGTCCCTCGAATTAAAAATCATAATCCAATCGGGGGTTTACGAAATGTCTCACGACTCTACTTATTATACACGAAACGACGACGAAGTATACGCGCAATTGCGAAATAATTTAAACGAATCGAAATCGACGTTCCTTCTATATAACGGTGCACTCGAAACCGACGAAGATCCGGCGGACTATTCAACGCCAATTAGGGCGGTGAGAATCGCATGACGCTACGTAAACTTAAATACCGTCCAGCAGCGCACGCAATCGAACGGCTACGCGAATACTTCGGCGTAAAGGAAATACACGCGTTAGACTTCTCAAATGAATCGATGGTTAAAGCGCAGTTTGTAACGAATCAAACGGACGGTCGCCGACTATATAAAAACGACGACCTCGACGTCATGATCGTAGTCGCCGAAGATAACACGATTATTACGTACTTGCCGGCGCCGGATAAACGTAGGGAAATCAAACGGACTGGCAAGCCGCTGAATCCGGCAGTTAAGACGCAGGAAACGCTAGTATCGATTGGCAACAATCCCGTAATCGCAGCAGCACACGCAACAATCCAACGCGAATTGGCGAAGGCTCGACGTAGTTTCACGCGAGAATATCGCCGGCTGACCGAAGAAATCGCAGTCATCGGATTGGAAATCGCAAGGCATTCGCTAAATAAAGCGCGTGCAAGGTCGCCGATTACGCAGCAACAAATCACGGAGAAGGTTTCGGAAATACACGCCGAGCAGACGCAGCTGGCGGAACAGCGCAAGCAACTGGAAACGGAATACCGCGCGATTAAGACCGAGGCGCAACAGTTTATCGGAATGGAGGTGAGCGTATGAAAACCGTAAATGTAACGTATTTCAAGCCGAGCGGTAAGTATTATACGAGCGAAACGGAGGAAATATCGGAGGAATTGAACGGATACGAAGCGCTATTTACCGAAATTCCTAAGAGACACCGGATTAAGTCGATGTACATGCACGTATCCGATAGCGACGACGGAAAAGAGCCGCATATTGTACCGCATATATTCCATCCGATTGGCGAATGAGAAATGCCGGCGACCAACGCTGGTTATTGTACACACCGGTTGCAATTCCGACGCTATGTCGGCTGACCGCGTAAAAGAAGCGCGCCTTTCCGGTGTGTACGATAACGAGCGTTGGTACGAGGATGTGGGTGGCGTCTCGGGGAGTTTCAGGACCGACCGAGGTAGCGCTGCGTAGCTAACGTATTCAAGGCGAGGGTGGACGCATCCTTTCCGTAATCCAACGCGCGAACTAAACAAACGAAAAGGGAGCGGATTATATATGAGTAACTTTATTATCGGCGAGGACGCGTTTAACGCACCAACGGAAGCAGGCGGCGGTAACGACGTCGAATGGTCGAAGCTGAATTCCGGTATGTCGTACAAAGTCCGCGTATTTAAAAACTATACGCAAGCGGCGATGAAGTTTCGAAATTACGGTATTTTCAAAGTCGTCAACTCATTCTCGGCGAAGAATCCGTCGACTAAGAACGCTAACGGATTTGCGGAAAGTAATTTAACGCCTTGGGACGCTGCGACAAAGTATTATACGGATTTAATGTTCAAGGCGATGGACGAAAAGAACGCGGCAGACGAGAAGAAGTATAAGCAGGAAGCCGGTAAGTATCGCGAGAAAGAACGTTTCGGCGTAGCATTCGTCGACCTTGACACAGGAACACCGGTACACTTCGATATCTCGCCGAAACAGTGGGGCGTAATCCGAACGGCGTTACAGAAATACGCGGCGAATCTCGGATCAATCCCGTTCGAAATAGCGAAGACGGGCAGCGGTAAAGATACGGTATTATCGTTCATGCCGATTATGACGCAGCTCGAACCGCTTACCGATAAGCAACAGGCTAACTTCGATAAGTTTAACGATGTGGAATTCGATCCTAGCGTATTCGCTGGCTTCATGTACGAAATCGACGAAGCGGAACAGACGAAGTTACTTGTACAAGCGGGCTTCAACGTTAAGCTAATCGGACTTACTGCGCCGACTGACGAGGGCGAAGCGCCAGCGACGAATGATCCGTTTGCAACCGGCGGAGGGCCTATCGAAGTCGACGACGAAAGTTTGCCATTCTAATGATCGGCGGTCAAGCGCAATCAACGGGGAGCATCGGTCGCCACAGCGAACTGTTGGCGCAAACCGCTTTACTAGCGAATGGTTGGACGGTACTCGAGCCGATAGTCGCCGAGCCGTTCGACATCGCGGTAATGCGAAGAGGCGATAAGACGGCGCATTTAATCCAAGTAAAAACGATTATACGGCGTAATAAAAGCGGGCGGGACTGGTTCGTCATCCGCGGCAAGAAGAATAACGGCGAAGTTTATACGCCCGACGACGCAGACTATTTCATAGGCGTGTACGATAACTGCGTCTATATGACGGAATGCCGGTCGATAAGTGAGTACTGGTGCGCGGTAGACGAAGTTGAAACGAAATGGACGCGGCTTTATACGACGATCGATTCTTACGATAATGCACCGACACTATAACGAAATGGAGCGGATTACTTATGGCGAAAATGACGATGGGTTTAGTGACATACGAAGGAACACCGGAGGAACTACGGGCGATTGTAGCGTCGTTTGAGGCGGTTGAAGACGTAACACCGGCGGAGGACACACCAGCACCTAAGACGGAAAAGCGTCACGCTAAAGTGGGTGAGAGGATTCTGATTACGAGGGACGCTTCGTCGAATAGACAGTCCTACCGGTTAAACGATGTGCTAACGGTCACTAAGGCTGACGTCTTTTCGAAGGGCGACGTTAATGTCGAAGGTCAAGCGTCCTTTGTCGATTACTCCGAATACGAAGTAATCGTCGAAGCGGAGGAGCTAGTAGCCGAAAAACTTTCGCACAAAGGCGCCGACTACACGCTAGTGCAGCGTAAAGCACGACCGGGCGATGTCGTATATGTAACGAAGGATGCTGAAGGGACAGCAGCTATTCCGAACGATGCGAAGTATCTCGTCGACGTGGACGGCAAAATCGATGGCTACGAAGTCTACCCGAAGTATTATAAACGCACGGAAGCAAACGTCCTCGTCTACGAAGAAGTCGCGGAAGCGGACATCTTTACGAAACTCGGACGTAAGACGAATGAATACAGGGCGGGCGATATCGTAAAGGTAATAGATGGCGGGTGGGGCGAAATTAAAGACGGCGAAGTCGGCACTATCGTTAAAGACGAGCATGACGACTTCCCATTAGTTCGCATACGAGGCTTCGAGCACTATAATTACGTCGAATTAATCGCGCCAGCCGAATCCCGAGTCGATACGAAATGACCCCGGCAACCTGCGCCCAATGCACCGCAACAATTTCGCCTGAGGACGCGGCAGGCGACGAGCAAACGCAGGCTTACTACTGCTCGACGGACTGCTTCCGTGATTGGGCGGACGATAATTTCGAATTAATCACGGACTACTACGAACGGATGAACGTAAATTAGACGAAATGGGGCGGATAGTATGACGAAAATTAGCGATTTTATTGACGCAGAAGTCGAACGTATCGAAGCGCTAGATGGAAATCGGGTGGCGGACAACCTCGATATAATCGCGCAGAAAGTAGCGCAAAAATACGGGCATAAATGCGCGGTTGAGTATATCGGCGGCTTCGATAGTCCTGGATATGGAATCGACTGCTATGCGCTTGCCTACGTTGAGGACGGCGAGGTTAAGATTTACGCACATAACGAAATAAGCGAGTAACGCGGAGGTGATCGGAAATGAACGACGTCAAACTAACGCTAAATATCCGACAGCCTCCTTCGACCAACGCCGGCGCGCTATCGAAGGCAGCTACGAAGAAACAAGCGGCGACCGAAACGATGGGCGAGGCGTGGGCGCGGATACTGGCGATGAATCTAACGGGTCCCGAGCGTGAAAAGGTCGGCGCTGGGCGCAAGGCATTTGCGGAAGGTAAAGCCGGCAGGACGCGTACCGGACGACTATCGAAAGGTGAAGCGCTCGAAATCGGAACGGTCCACCTCGAAGAAATCCGCAAGGGACAGCGCGCTGATCGTATCGCGGAAACACTTGCGACGAAGCCTGACAACTACTTCGTCATTACCGACGATGCTCAATTAGAGTCGATGATTCAACGTCTCGACGACGAAGTACAGGCGCAACAATCTGACGAGTGGTTCCGAGGCTTGTTCGCCCAATACGACGATACGATTATCCGGCACAAACTGCTCGAGCAAGGCGTAGTCATACCAACGGTGAATTCGTTTACTGTATGGGACACGGAAACGAGCGGCACGGATATGCGCATCGATATGACGGGCGGCTACTCGTTCTGGTTGCCGTTGCTGAACGAAGGTTATTACGTAGCTTACGGCCATTTAACGGACGATGCGCAATGTACACGATCAAAGGCGCTCGATATTGCGAAAGCATTCCTCGAAGACGCATCGCATATCAAAGCGTTTCACAACTCGCCATTTGACTATTCGATGATTCTGAACGACGGCCTAGCGCCGAAAGGATTCCGATATTGTTCGATGGATGCGTCGCAAATCATGAACGAGCACGAAGAGTCACACGGCTTGAAGTCGCTAACGGCTAAGTACAAGCGCTACATCGGCGCCGAACACCTCGACGACTTTACATTCGAAGACTTATTCGGAAATGGATCGCCGCTGATATACTCGCCGGAAATCGTCGGCATCTACGCTATCAAGGACGTAGAAAAAGGCTGGCTACTGACGAAGTTTCAAATCGATATGATGCGCAAAACGGACAACCTCGACTATCCGTATTTCCAACTTCGGCAATATCTGACGGAGGTTAATACGACAATCGAGCGAACAGGCTTCGTAGTCAATACGGATAAACTTGCGGAATTGGAAATCGAATTCACCGCTAAGCTCGAAGATGCTAAACGTCAGCTACACGAAGATTACGCGATCGACGCTAAGTTTCTGCGGGAAATGTCCCGGACACTTAAAGGCGATAAGATTCGCGGTTGGGTTACGGCACAATCGGCACGCATCGATAAGCAAGCGGATATGTTAGCGAAATGCCGAACGGAGTTGAAGTCGGCAAATCCTACGACGAAGAAATACACGCAGCTCAAAGAGCGCATTCGTAAGTATGAATCGACTACGTTGCCCGAAGCAAAGCCGGAGAATGCGCCGGACTATATTCGCGAGTTTAACCTAAGTTCCGATCATCACCTCGGCTATCTAATTTACGACGTACTGAAAGTCGATGATAAGTCGAAGGTATTCGATAAGAAGAGCGAGCGGTTAACGAATAAGAAAGTCCTTGCGCTGTATTACGAAAGGGAGCCTGCGCTAAAACCACTCGCAAAATATTCGGCGCTATCGACGTTGCTCGGGACGTTTGTAAAGAAGATTCCCCATGCGATGGATATTGATGGGCGATTGCATACGAATCTTAAAACAGTATCAACCGGACGATATTCATCGAAGAGCTATGCCGGTAAATCGAATTCGTTATTCGTAGACAATATCACCGACGACAATTTCCTCGATTATATTCGCGCAGTTATCGACGCGCCAAAAGGGACGAAGAAGGGGACGAACCTCCAAAACATCCCGGCGCGGACCGACGACGGTAAGCGCGTGAGGAAAGCGTTCGAACCGGCGCCCGGGTTCATATTCCTCGGTTCGGATTTATCGTCGATAGAGCCTCGGATACAGGCGCATCGAATGGCTACGGAATTCGGCGATGAATCTTTCGCGGAAATGTTTCGTAAGGGACTCGACCCATATACGGAATTTGCTGCGATACTATTCGAAGTTTCGACGGAAGTTTGTACGGATGCCTACTATAGTAGCGTCGAAGGCACGGCAGATGCGGTGCCGGACTATCGGAAAGCGATGAAGCAGATGTTTCTTGCGATTGGGTACGGACAGGCATTCGATATGTTCCTGCAAGGCGTTATCCCATTCGGAATTGGTGAGGAACAGGCGCGGATGGCGTTCGATAAGTTCGACGAAATACTTCCCGGATTCAAAGGGATGGTTAACGCTACATTCGAACATCTAAGAGAGCACGGCTGGACGGCTTCGATATTCCACCAAAAGCGAAGGTTTCCGGGCTATGTCGAAAAATACAAACGGTTATGTACGTTGATGAAGCGAGCCGGCATTACGGATAAGAACGATCCCGAACTCGGCAAGAAATCGAACAAGCTTCGCAAAGGCGGTAATGGCGACGCGGTTAACGAGTTTTGGGACTTAATGCGATTTACCGGTGGCTGCGAGCGTGCGGCGTTCAACCAAACGATTCAGTCCTCCGGCGCGCAAGTGTTGCAGTTCTGCATGATACGCAGCTATTACGAATTGACGTTAGAGCGCGGATGGGAGTTCAACCTTACGTTGCATGACGAACAGAAGCATAGCTGTCCGAAAGACCAATTGACGCCGGAAGTTGTCGAGCTGTATACGGATATCATGACGAATACGATTACGCTCGAGGTCCCGTTGAAGTCGGATACCGTAATCGAGCCGAGGTGGATGGAAGAATACGGCGCGGACGAATGGTTCCGGGAATAACTCCGCACAAAGCGATTCCAAACGATATAACAAGTAGAAGTCGTAACGCAAATTAGACGAAATGGGGCGGATTATTAATGGCGAAACTACAAAACGTAACTACGGTAAATATGATCGACGGAGAAATTACGGCAATTAAGTATAACGGCGCGGTTTATACGAAAGTAGACGGAATCGCTTGTGGGTCCGATGTAGTGGACGGAGATATCGGACTAATTTCGGAAGAAGCTGCGCTCGCTTCGTTTCACGCAAATTCTTACTACGAGGCTAAGACGCGTACAGGATCATCAAGGTTTATACGTTTCAAAGCGGGAAATGACGGACGGGCGGACGGAATCAAACTCAATAGGGTAACGTTATTCCGCAAAGCCGAAACTACAACCGCAAGCGCTCCATTCGCCGAAATGGTCGTCAGCCGAGTAGAAGCGGTAGAAAAGCGTATGAATGCGATTGAGACGAAGTTGGCGCCGGAAAGCGAAGCGCTGAAAGTCGGAGATTACGTCGTAATAAAGCCGTCTGGCTACTTATTAAAAACGTATAAAGTCGGCGACATACTCCTAATTACCGGATTCCGAGGGAACGGTTTTCCAATCGTCAAGGCGGACGACAGGGAGTCGGAGTTTATGAATACGGCGCAAATCCGTAAAGCAACCGACGCCGAAGTCGCGGCAGCGATGGCACCCCCGAAGCCTAAAACGGGCGACATCGTAGTCATTACGGCGAATACGAACAACAGCAACAATTACGTTGGCGATATCGGAAAGGTTGGCGAGTGTAGAACATCCGTTGCGAGAGTCGAAGTTGTAGGTGGTCGTACCGTCGGCAACTGGACGTACTATACCGAAATGCGCCTCGCAACGCCTGCGGAAATTAAGCAATACGAGGATGGCGTGAGGCAGGCGGAAGTAGTGGCGAAGCAGGCAGCGAAAGATTCCGTATTCACCAAAGCCGGCCGAAAGTATAAAGAACTCCGCAAAGACGATGTTGTTCGGATTACAGACGGGAGTGGTCACAATTTAGACGTAGGTGACGTCGGGATAATTACGGAATTAAGTAACAGTTTTTATCGCGTAACTGTTTCCGGGAAGATGGACGCAGGTAACCTCACTATGGCGAAACAGCTTGAAATCGTCTGCTTTGCGGAAAATCGCGTCGATGCGAAAGGAGCGTGCTGATATGAAAGTAGTTCAAACGGTATTCACCGGAAATTGCTGGCGTTCGGGCGAAGATAACGTTGATCAACGTGTAGAGGTTGCGCTGATTGACGACGAAGGACTCGACGTAATGAGCGTAGGATTTTCGGAAGGTGAGCCGGAAGATATGACGCTTAATCGCGATTTGAACGACGCTTATAGTATAGCGGATTTAGTCGAGAAGGTTTACGAATTAGGGCGCGGTGGCGTCGTAGTTACGTTCGAAAGTAATACGGAAGAATACTGACGGAATAACTCCGCACTTGCGGGTGCCGAACGATATTACTATTATGGAGGCGATAATTTGACGGTAAATATGACGGAATTAGCGCAAGACTTTACGGACTACCTCAACGAGTGGCATTCGCACCAACAACCTTATGATGATCTTATGGATGCGGAAGTTTACGAACAGTTCGCGGCTGAATTACGCAAGCAGTCGAAATGGGGTTATTACGATTGGTCGAAACCGCGACCACACTTCGGACCATCCTCGGCAGCACGGAGCGAGCGGGAACTGTACGAAAAGGCACGGAAGGCGCCACGCGATACTAGGCCGGCAGCCCCTCACCAACGCAGATGGACGGCGCTAGGCGAATCAATTGGCGGAATGCTACAGCGTGAAATACTGCTCGCCGAACGACATTATCCGAAGCTTACCGGCAAGCCGGCGAGATTCCGATTCGCACGAACGCCGGCAGGAGCGCCAATGTACGAGCATTTTACGAAGAAGATGCACGAGGTTGCGTATGACGGCGAAGACTTCGCTATCTTCGGTCTGGGTGACGGCATCCTCGAATATGTGGCGCAATCTGGCGAAGTAACGCGCATCGGACTCGAGATTAAATCGCGTCAGACATCGTATGCAGAGACCGGCCCATTCCGCATGAAAGACGTTAATCCCGATCACTACTTGCAAACCGTTTGCTATTCCGAGATGTACGGCCTCGATTATTTCCTCACCGTATATGTGAATTCGTCGAAGAAGGCGTGGAATATGACGGACGAGGAACGCGTTAAATCGCCTGACTTCCGTGTCTTCGGGTATGAAATCAGCGAGGACGCTAGGAACGAAGTCAAGGCGAAGTTTGCTCGAGTTACGAAGGCAGCTCGCGAAGGCAATGCGCCGAAAGTCGACCTCGATAGTTGGTCATTCAACGATTATAAGGCGCAGATTGCACGGACTATCAGCGAAGATGACTTCGAGGAATTACGCTCACAGGCGATTCGTATGCAACATTCGTCATTACCGGATTGGCAGAAGCGGAAATATGCGGAAGCGGTCGACTATATTACGGGGGTGAGGTCGAGTGCCTAAAAAACTAACATTCGAAGATGTCAAAAAAGAATTTGATAGCCGAGGCTGCACTCTTCTTTCTACTGAATACAAAAACCAATCAACCAAACTAGACTATATTTGCGAGTGCGGGCACACAACAACTACTCGATTCTCTAACTTTAAAAGGGGTCATAAGTGCAAACAATGTCGATCGGCTATGGTATCGAAAGCACGAAAATTCACTCATGAACAAGTCAAAGAGATGTTCGAGGTTGAGGGTTGCGTACTCATTAGCTTAGAATATCACGGTAATTCCATACCCCTTGAATACAAGTGCGTTTGTGGAAATTTATCTAGGATTGCCCTTTCTAACTTTCGTAGAGGTACGCGGTGTATGAATTGTGGGATGGATAAGTTACGGGGCGAGAATAATCATCAATGGAACCCTGATAAGGCCCATGACACTCGGAATACACGGGAATATAGGGAGTGGCGGAAATCTGTCCTAGAGAGGGATGAATATTACTGTCAGAAGTGCGGGGAACGACATTGGGCAATGACCGCACATCACGTGGTTAATTTCGGAGAGGATGCGAGTATGAGATACGACATAGATAACGGCATCTCATTATGTCGAAAGTGTCATGTCGATTTCCACACTCAATTCGGTTTTAAAAAGAATGACGGCGAGCAGATTTTGGAGTATCTTTCAGAAGTTTCTGCTGACCCGTGGTATGCGGGCGAAACATTCGATTGACATATGAAAGGGGACGTTACAATGACGAAGTTTAAGACGGTAAAGCGCAAGGCTAACGTAGGGGAGCGCATTCTAATTACGTATGGTTTTCCTACGCACGACTATAAAGACGGAGATATTCTGACGGTGGGGGACAAAGATAGCGTTGGAGTTTATGCAATTGGAGCGGAATGCCACATCGGACACGACGAATACGAAGTCATCGAAGTTAAGCCGGACACCTACCGCAGGCTCTCCGAAGCCGAGGCGAAGATTGCAACGCTCGAAGCGGAAGTTAAGGCGTTGAAGACGTCGAAAGAACCCCGCGTTGATATCGATATGATCGCTAGTGCGCTATCAGCGCGATTGGCAAACGAAACATCGGTACCGAGAGGACATTCGAAGTCGCGATATATGGAGGAACTCGCTAAAGCGTCAATTACGCCAAATCAGCGCAGAGCCGACGTAATCAAGCGAGCGCAGGCGTTTGTGGCTGACTTGGAAGAGCGTGCAGTAGGCATCGGTAATAATGAAGGCGGTAACGCTACGTTCAGACAGCGGACAACGCATATTAAGTTCTATGTTAACGCCGAGAAACGCGTAGTGACCGCACTCGCGCTCGGAAGATATAGCGGAAAATTATATGAAAAAGCCTTCGCCAAATGCTCGCCTGGCGACGTATTCAACGCCGATATCGGAAAGGCAGTCGCATTAGGTCGAGCACTCGGCGTCATGGTGCCGAAGGAATTTACGGATGCGGTAAAGCCGACGGAGGTTGTCGTTGGGATGGTCGCGGAAGTTGAAGGTAACGCGCACCCGTATAAGGAACGTATCATCTCGGGAGACGGTAAGATGCACAGCGTGACTAAGATACGTAACAACCCGCGAAATCTGCGCAAAATACTTGACGACACCGACGCGGTTTACGTATGACGAGTGTCCTAGCGTTTGACACATCACTTTCGTCGCCAGGCGCAGCGATCGTCACCGTAAGCAGCCGAGGCAAGCCGGTCATTACCGCAATGTCCCACGTTAAGCCGGACGGTAAATCGCCGTACGCACTACGCGCCGACATCGTTGAATCGTGGGCGACGCTGTTTATTGCGGATAACACGCCAGCAGGCGCCACAGCCGACTTCACCTACGTAGTGCGCGAGGATTTCCACGGCATGTCATCGGCGCAAAACTATCCGGTATTTGCGGCGTGGACCGGCACGGAGTTTGCGGCGCATAAATTCGGCTTGGCGTTCGATAAGCACGTTACGACGACGAAGGCTGGACGTAAGAAGACAACGCACGGCATGTCGCAATCGGCGATTAAGCTGGCGGTCGTCGGGAAGGGAACGGCAAGCAAGGACGAGGTTGCCGATGCTGTGCGTAGATGGACCGGATATACAGGCGAGTTTGCTACGGACGATTGCTCGGATGCCGTGGCGGTAGGTTTGGCGAAACTAATATTCGAAGGAGTGATCGCGAAATGACGAAATACACAGACGAGGAAATCATCGCATATCTAAAGACTTTGCGCGAGGGTGACGTACTGACAGCGGTTAAGAGTTTCAACGAGGCATCCGTTTTTAAGTCGGGGCGTAGGTACGAAGTTAGAGCGGATATGGCCGGAGATTTATTCGTGTATTGCGATTCTAGGCACTCGAAACACTTCGTTAATATCGGAGTCGATTACGGGAGGTACGTTGCAAGTATTTTCAGTCGCGGCATATTCGAAATCCCGGCGCCAGCCACCGTCGATAAGCCGTTCCTCATCGATATCTCATCGTATACAGTCAGTCCATATAACGGGACGTATAGCATCGAAATACAGGCGGATGGTGCAGGATTAGCGCAACTATTCGAATTGGAGGCGCGAGGCAATACGTCCCGTAATCTCGCGGCACTCTACGCCAAACGCGCCGAATTGCAGGTGGAAATCGACCGCTTGGAGGCGAAGTAATGTCGAAGAAAATCGGAGAGTTCATCGGCTACTCGATTATCGCGCTGTTCCTACTTGCGCTAGTAGTCGGAAGCTTCTTCGCACATATCGCGCTAATCCGATGGGGATTACGTATATGGCCACTATGATGGACGCGAACAGAAAGGCGCAGATGCTACGATTGCTCAAGGAACAGCGCGGCGACTTGCTATACGATTTAAGCCGAGTGAAAGTCGGGCAGGCACGGATGGAAGCGGAGCTGCTACGGATTGAGGACGCAATAAGCGAATTGAAAGCGGAAGGAGACGATTGAATGACGAATATTACAAAAGACGGCGGTAAGCGGTGTTTACCATACGATCCGAAACGATTGGAGGCGTCACTAGAGAGCGCGGGGGCTTCGGAGATATTTGTTAGTCTGGACCGCTCGATTACGGCACAAGGCGAGTATAAGGCGGAGGCGATTACGGACGGCGCCATTAAGGGCATGCTCGCTGAAATGGACGAAAGTAATCCGCAAGCAACGTTCGCAGCAGCTCGCATTTACTTATCGCGACTATACAAAAAAGCGGCAGCAAATCGCGTGTATGACGCTGATAAGAAATACGGCGACTACTACGGATTACAGAAGACGCTTGCAAGTAAGGGCGTCTTCAGCGGCGCAATACTGGCGAAGTATTCCCGCGAAGAAATTGAACAGGCTTCACAACTTATCGAGCCCGAGCGCGACCTACTCTTTACGTATCCGGGATTACAAACGCTGACCTCGCGATATCTTGCTACGGACCACGCAAAGAATCCGTTTGAACTTCCCCAAGAGCGCTGGCTTACGATTGCGCTATTCCTGATGCAGGATGATGCAGAGGCCGACCGCATGAAACACGTTGCAGACGCTTATTGGGCGCTAAGTAACCTGTATATGACGGTAGCAACGCCTACACTCGCAAATGCCGGCAAATCGCACGGACAATTATCGTCATGCTTTATCGATACTACGGATGATAGTTTACGTGATATTTACGGAACGAATACGGATGTGGCGATGCTATCGAAATCGGGCGGCGGAATAGGTGTTTATAAAGGCAAGGTGCGTGCGAAAGGGTCGTCGATTCGCGGCTACAAAGGCGCAAGCAGTGGTGTGATTCCGTGGATTAAGCAGTTGAATAATACGGCAGTCAGCGTCGATCAGTTAGGCAACCGTCAAGGCGCAATCGCGATTTATCTTGATGTGTGGCACGCGGACATCCTGCCGTTCCTCGACATTAAGCTGAACAACGGGGACGAACGACTGCGAGCGCATGACATATTTACTGGCGTATGCCTACCGGATATATTCATGGAAGCGGTCGATAAGCGAGGCGACTGGCATCTATTTGATCCGCACGAAGTCCGCGAAGTAATGGGCTTTTCGCTCGAAGACTACTACGACGAAACACGCGGCGCTGGCTCATTCCGTGATAAATACGAAGAATGCGTACAGTCGAACGACTTGACGAAAACACGCGTCCCGGCCATCGACGTTATGAAACGAATAATGAAAAGCCAACTCGAAACGGGCACGCCATATATGTTCTATCGCGACGAAGTAAACCGTACGAATCCGAATAAGCATGAAGGTATGATTTACTCATCGAATCTCTGCACGGAGATAACGCAAAACATGAGTCCGACGCAGTTCATATCGTCCAAACTCGAAGACGACACGATTGTCACTCGTTCAAAGCCAGGCGACTTCGTAGTATGTAACCTATCGTCAATCAACTTAGGACGTGCGGTTCCTGCCGGAGTGTTACCGAGATTAATCGCGATTCAAGTCCGAATGCTCGATAACGTAATCGACCTTAACACAATCGAAGTACCCCAGGCACAGCGCACGAATCAACGTTATCGCGGTATTGGCCTCGGAACATTCGGCTGGCACCACTTACTGGCGCTGAACGGAATCGAGTGGGAAACGGAGCGCGCCGTCGAAGTTGCGGACGAGCTATACGAAGAAATAGCGTTCCTTACGATTCATGCGAGCCTAGCGCTTGCGAAGGAAAAAGGCGCGTATCCGCTGTTCGAAGGCAGCGACTGGCAAACGGGCGCGTACTTCGAACAGCGCGGCTACATCTCGGAAGTAGGCGAAAACTTAGGCGCGTTCAATTGGGCGGACTTAATGCACAATGTAGCGGAACACGGTTTGCGTAACGGCTACTTGATGGCGGTCGCACCAAACGCAAGCACGTCGGTAATCGCCGGCAGTACAGCGTCCATAGACCCCGTATTCAAACCGTTCTATCACGAGGAAAAGAAAGACTACAAACTTCCGATTGCTGCGCCCGACCTCGACCATAATACGTATAACATATACAGACGTTCAGCGTATGTCCTCGACCAACGATGGTCAGTCCGACAGAATATCGCAAGACAGCGCCACATCGACCAAGCAATTTCGTTTAATATCTACGTCCCGAATACGATTACGGCGGGGGTATTGCTCAGCCTACATTTACAGGCGTGGAAAGGCGGAATGAAGACGACTTACTATACACGCTCGACGGCGAACGAAGTGGAGGACTGTGTTTGGTGCAGTTCATAACGAAAGGAAGCGATACTTTGACGAAGACTAACGAAATGCTATCACGCGTCACCGTACTAAAACCGGCGAATCCGAATAAAGCTACGGCAATATTCGGAGGTAAGGCGTCGGGTATTCTCAACTGGAACGACTTAAAACACCCGCATTTTTACACGCTGCGGCAGCAAATCCGCGCAATGTTTTGGACGGCGAACGAGGTCGATCTTACGCAAGACGTTAAGCAGTTTCCGAAGCTGACCGTGCGCGAGCAGGACGCCTTCCTGAAGGTGATCGGCTTACTGGCGACGCTCGACGGCCCACAAACGGACATAGCGTCGAAGTTAGCGGCGATTACAACCGACCCGTCCGTAAAGTCGATAATGGCGACCATCGCCGACCAAGAATCGGAACACAATCATTCGTACGCTTACGTATTGTCGTCGGTAACTACGCTCGTTAAGCAGAACGCATCGTTCGAAATGGGACGCACGGACGCCGTACTAATGCGACGTAACGAGCGCATCGTCGAAGTGTACAACGCTTTCGCCGAAACGCCTACGATTGAAACGGCGCTTAAAGCGATGGTATATACGACGCTACTCGAAGGCTTATTCTTCTACAGCGGATTCGCGTTCTTCTATAATCTAGCGCGCAATCAGAAGATGGTCGGAACGTCTACGATGGTTTCGTATATTAATCGCGATGAGCTGCAGCACGGGAAAGCGGTTAGCGATATATTCCGCGCAGCACTCGCCGAGAATCCGACGCAGAATACGGAAGCATTTACGGAATGGATCTACGAAAACTACCGTCACAGCGTCGAGCAGGAAATCGAATGGTCGCGTTATGTGCTCGCAGGCATCGACGGAATCGACCTCGAAGAGATGGCAGGCTACGTTAAATATCGCGCTAATAAGATGCTGCGAATGCTGGGCCTGTCCGAAATCTATCCGGACTATACTGAGAATCCGATGAAGTGGATACGCGCTTATGTCGACAACTTCGACGATACAAAGACGGATTTCTTCGAGCAATCTTCGCGCCAATACGTTAAAACGAGCGACTTGAACGGGTTTGACGATTTGTGATACTCCGCACTAAGCCGATTCAAAACGATATTACTTCTATAGGAGGCGATTGAATGGACGGAACAACAGCGCAAGCAATCGAAATAGAACTCGCCAAAGAAGCGATAATACAAGTCGGATTCAAACGGCTATCTCCGGACGCCGTAATCCCAACGAAAGCACACGCAAGCGATTCCGGCTTTGATCTCGTAGCAAGCGCCGACGTAATTATCGAGCCGGGCGAAACGGTAGTCGTGCCTACGGGGATTGCCGTTCAGCTTCCGGCGGGATACGAAGCGACGGTGAGACCGAGGTCGGGTGTTACGAGTAAGACGAAATTACGCGTTCAGCTTGGGACGATTGATAATGGATATGTCGGAGATATCGGTGTTATTGTCGATAACGTTTCGAGCGTCTGGCGATCGCGATTACGGAGTTATCCGATGTATTTAACCGGCAAGAAAGCGCTGGTCAAGCACGGGCTACACGCTAGCGGTACGTACTTAATCCGCAAAGGCGACCGCATCGCGCAGCTAGTTATCACACGCCTGCCTGACGTTGAAGCTGTCGAAGTGTTTGACGTGGGGGAGACGCAGCGTGGGGCGAATGGCTTCGGATCGAGCGGGGTATGAGGGCGTATACCTTTGACTATGAGGCGTCAGACGGTAAGGTGTGTTGCTTCTACGCCGATACTCGTAAGCGACGACTACTTATCGCGTGGGCATCGGGAAATTGGAGCACGAAAGGGAAGGAGCGTAAAATTCCGCTTTGGATTACGCGTAAAGGTGAGTTATTCGCGTGGCGTCTTGCCGTGCGGTTTGGAAAACGAAAGGAAGCGATTGAATGACGCAAACACAACGTAAAGTAACGCTCATAGCACATACGCAATTATCGAAGGAATTTCGCAGTCAAGTCAGCGTATTACTGGACGACTTACACTTTCGCGGGAATCAAGTAACTGACGGACAAGCCGTAGCACTAACCGCAATTCGCACATGCTATTCGCCGAATAAACCGTCGGAAATCGTCGCAAAGGAAGGCGCACGCTACTTCGGTAAGAAGGCGACAGATGGCGAAGGCGGTACGGAAGCTGACCGATTGATCCGATTCATTATGCGTAGCGGTCATACGAGTACTACGGAGCACATTTCGTTCACCTTTGCGATTGAAGGCGTTAGCCGGGCGTTACTGGCGCAACTCACACGCCACCGAGTCGGCTTTTCATTTAGCGTTCAGTCACAGCGTTATGTGCGGTTTGGCAGTGGAGATAAGTCGGGAGGCTTCGATTATGTATTACCAGATTCTGCCCGAGATAACGGAGGAGCGGAAGCTATTTTCAAGGCGACTATGGCGCATGCACAGAGTACCTACGATTACTTACGGAAAAACGGCGTCCCATCCGAAGATGCCCGTGCAGTCCTACCGAATGCAGCGGCGTGTAACCTCGTATTGACTGGCAACCTACGATCAATCATCGAATTCTATGGTAAGCGCAAAGCGGGCAACGGAGCGCAGGCGGAAATAGCCGGACTCGCCGAAGATTTACGAGCTGCAGTCGTCAAGGTAGAGCCGTGGACCGGCGCTTTCTTCGAGGGAGGCCGTAAATAATGCGGAGGCTAATCGTCGCAGCAATCATCGCCTCAACGATATTCCTAACGGCCAGCTTCGGCAAGCCAGACCCCGACGAAGACGCCCGACCCAATGCGCTCGCTGACGTAAACGCGACTATTGCCGCAGTTGAAGCGGAAGCGAGCGACAGAAATTATAAGGCGCTAGTTGCGGCAGTATTAGCGGAGCGGAAACGCCTAGCAGCAGTCGAGGCAAAACGTAAGCAGGCGTTACTGGCGAAAGCTCAATCGGTCCAATCGGCCCAAAGTAAGCAACCGTCGCGCTCGCAGGATTACGTTGGCAAGGCGCAGGCATTTACTGCCACGGCGTATACTGCGGGGTGTTCGGGCTGCTCTGGCATTACGAAGACCGGCGTCAATTTGCGCCAATCGATATATCACGAAGGCAAGCGTGTAATCGCAGTCGATCCTCGGTACATTCCGTTGGGGTCAATCGTGAGGGTTACGTTAGCAGACGGCAGTAGTTTCGAGGCAATCGCCGAAGATGTGGGCGGGGCCATTCGCGGAAGTATTATCGACGTGGCGCATGAAACGAAGGCAGACGCAAATAGATTCGGCAGGCAATCGGTTGAGGTACGGATGATACGGAAGGGGCGATAGTTATGTTGAGGAAAACACCGGAAGTTGGCGAGAAGGTTCGCTTTATTGGATGCGTTGTGGGTTATGGCGCTATTACATTCGGAGGAGAGTATGAAGTGATTCAAAGAAGCGAAGAATACGCCGTTATATTAGACGATAAGCAGAAGAGGCGCTTCTTAAAGGAAGGGAACGAGAAGTATGAGATTGTGGCGGACGTATACGCTTTAATCGCGAATCTTGGACGCAGGCTACACGAAGTCGAAACGGCGCTTGAGACGGCTAAGGAACGCGATTACTATGTCGGTATGGTCGAGGCGTACTCGGATATGAGCGAAGAACCCGTAGATGTTAAAGTCGCTGATAGGCCGGCACAAATCGGAGCGGTCTGCGATAAGGTGCGCGACCTACTGATACGTAAGAACCACGATTATGGCGATAGTTTCGCGCAACAATACGCAAAGTACGGCCTGCAATCGGCCCTCATTCGCATGGACGATAAAATGCGTCGACTCGAAACGCTGGCGGACGGTGAGCAGGCGCAAGTAGCGGAATCAATCGAGGATACGCTTATGGATTTAGCGGGTTATGCGTTGCTTGCGCTAGTCGAGGCGTCCGAATGAAGCACGTCCCATACAATCCGCAAACCAGAGCGGATTCCTTCGCGCAGCTAACAGCCGAAGGCATGGACGCAGACAGGGCATTCGTTGTGCTGACGATTGTGGCCGCGAATATGGCGCCCGGCATGCTGGACGGCGAGCATATGGCGGGCATTCGAGAGCTGGCGCGGGTTTATACGGAGTATACCGGGCAGGAATCGTTGTTGGTGGGCGGAACTACCGAAAGGGGAGCGATAATATGACGAAGTTGAAGGTACTCGAATTATTCGCAGGCACGCGGAGCATCGGAAAGGCGTTCGAAGCGCAAGGCCACGAAGTATTTTCCGTCGAGATTGACACGCAGCATAGTGATATCGATTGGTACGCTGACATCGGCAAGATTAGCGCGGCGGATATCCTCGAAAGGTTCGGCCGTCCCGACGTAATATGGGCATCGCCGGACTGCACATCGTATTCGATCGCAGCTATATCGCATCACCGGACACGCGAAGAAGACGGCAACCTAGCGCCTAAATCGGATTATGCGAAGCTGTCGGACGATGTAAACGCGAATGTTCTGAAGCTAATCCGCGATTTGGCGCCGGACTACTACTTTATCGAGAATCCGCGCGGTGGCATGCGGAAAATGGCGTTCATGGCCGGCTTACCGCGCTATACCGTCTGGTACTGCACGTATGGCGATACGCGAGCCAAGCCGACGGATATATGGACGAATCATCCCGATCCGCAGTTTAAGCCGGTATGCAAGAACGGCAATAAAGACTGCCACCATCAACCGGCACCGCGAGGCAGCCAAGGAGGCACGCAAGGACTCAAGGGAAGCGTCGAAAGGTCACGGATTCCAGCGGAGTTATGCGAGCATATCGTGGCTATTTCGAATTTACATCCGTCAACTTAAACAGAAACACGCCGGCAGCCGTCCCACTGCGCTGCAGCTCGAATGTAAACGGCGCTAAGTCGATGTCATAACGGTATTCAGCGACAAATCGGCGCGCACTCATATAATGGCGCTTGTCCACGAAGTAATTCGTCGATGAAACGGCGCTCGCTGCGTTACCTGTCAGTATGGCAAGCGTATGTTCAGCGGGATTATACGCTAAAGACACGCGATCATGCGCCTTGATGCCGATTAATTTGCGCAAAGTAGCGTTCAGGTAAAATCGTTTGTGCTTATCGAGCGTAATAAACGGGATGCCATCGCTGGGAACCGATTCAAAGCCGGCAAGTAGCGGGTCGATGTCGGATAAAGTGGCGTTAGTCATTGGGAACACGTCCAATCTACGAATATTTAACGTAATTATAACGCAAGTATGGGCGTGTTGCAACGATATTAAACGTTAACAGCGAAAAAGACGCCGGTTAGGGCGCCTTTATTACGGCTTGGTACGTATAATCCGCATCCTCGACGAAATGATGTCCGGGGACATTCGCCAGTATTGCGCCGACGACCTCGGCATTATCGCGGATCAGCCGCGCGGTTAACAGGCCGATTAAAGCCGCAGCAGACTCGCAATTGCGGGTTGACACGAGGACGCTCGACGATTTGTAGCGTTTGTGCGTGAGTAATACGTATTTCATTCGATGACCTCCGTTTTTTAGTTTATATCGATAGTATACGCAAGGGTGAACGAAATAGAACCGAAGGGTGGACGATATAATGACGAAGGAGATATGCGGCAATTGTGCGTACTGGAAATCGACGGTGTACGACTACGGCGAATGTTCCGAGATAGGTGGCGCGATGGAACTCGACGTTATCGCTGGATGGGATGGTGGATACGTCCGTACTATTGAAACGGAAAAGAGCTTCGGATGCGTTCTATTCGTGGCTGACGGTGTAAACGAATGACCGAAGCACGCGCAATCCTAACGAATTACCACGCCCTCACCGAGCGCCAATACGTAGGCGACACCGATGCCATCTGCGCCTTGCTAGACCTCGCTACGGCGGTTGCAAAGGCGCAGCTGACCGATAGGCAGGCGCAAGCACTTCGGCTTATTTACGGCGAGGGAATGACGCAGAAGGACGCGGGGTTGGCGATGGGGATATCGCAAGATAACGTAAGTAGACTCGCTTTAACTGCGTTAACGAAAGTACAGGCGCAAATCGATCTTATAGAAGCGGAGGAAATCGGATGACATATATTACGCAGTTAGAACGCTCAATTAAGGACATTCGCAAACGGACGAGGGCAGGTGCATTGCCGCTAGAACAGCGTGCCGTAGAAATCCTCGCAGCAGTCGATCAATACGCGCTGGCACACGCCGATGCGAACGCGGCTAAACGCGAGGACGCAATCGCTAATGGGCGAGACTTTCCGTTTAATCCTACGGACTCGGCGCTATTGACGCGACTAGCCGACTTAATCCTCCACGAAGATTTAACGGACAGCACGGCATGGAAGTCGCGCCAATCGGAATACCCGTTCCTTAGCGAGTTTCAGTTAGCGCGCAGGCGTGACGGCGTCCATCAGCGCAAGAACGAAGGCGGTACCGGTGAGGCTACGATGGGTTTCGCAGAGGAATATTTAGCGACGGACGGACGTAATTACAGCGTGCCGATACGCAGGCAGCGCAGCATCAAAGAAGGCATAATCGTAGATGAAAACGCCAAGATTCGCAACAAAGAGCGACGTAAACGGTACGTCGAATTTACGAAAGTACAGCCGGTTATTACGTATAGGGCGCAGATGTAACATATTATGTGCGGAATTGTATCTGGAATAGTGGAAAGTCCCGATCGGATTTCACCTAGGCGAGCACACTCCGGCATAATCGATGGCTTACACCATTACTATCCGGCAAGGCTCGCAGATACATAGCGCAGAGGACGGAAAGGTTCCCGTCGCGCAGCCGCATATTAGCGCCTGTTACCAGAGATGCGAGGCACGCCGTCTCGCCTGCGGGATTAAGTTACACTTCGCGCAGATACTTGCGCCATAGACCGGCGATTAAGCAAACGGACAGACTTCGGTTAATGTGCGTTTGTCGTCGGGATACATTATACGATGCTACAACGAAGTCCGTCCGATGTGGCGGAACATTATCTCGGCTGCATTGCGCAGTCAACAACGGATTTACGTCGCACCGTAGACGTTAAATATGCGGCTGATCGGGCGGTTTCATAACGCCAACATATCGCCCTTACGCCGAAAGCAGTCGAGGGCATACGGGGTCGAGGCGTAGTTGCTTCGGCTTTTATACATAGCGGCACAGGCCGACTTAAAAATCGAAAGCAGGCGTTGTAAATGGCTGATAAGCAATCGAAATCGCGCGAATTAAGCGTAAAGATCGACGTAGATGTATCGGAAGCCTTAACGGGGCTGAAAGCGGTCGAACGGCAGGCGAAGACAGCTACTCAGGCTTTACGAGTATTAGAAACGCAGGGCAACGTAATTAATGTCATGACTGCAGATTCTCGCGAATTAATAGCGTCAATTGGCGAGGGTAATGCGATTGTGCATAACGATTTCTTAGTCGAATACGGCAAGCAGGCGATGCGCTCCGACATTTCCTCGTTTTCTACGAAGGCGCTATCGGAAGAATTGGCGAAGCGTGAAGGCGTTACGGAATACTACGTAGCACCTCACGGAGCGCACGCGGAGTTATGGATAAGGGACGCGGATGCCGGCGTAAAGCACGATCTCGGCGGAGGCGCGATAATTCTCGTTAATAGGGATTAATACTGAGGGCGTCCGCTAGTTGGGCGTCTTTTTGATTGCGCGAGAGATTAGTTTCTAGCGCGGATAGTGCGGATTTTAGTAGCGACTAGGTTTCTGAACTCGTCTAGTAGTGTCAATTCGATAGGATTAACGATAGCTTCGTCTAGTAGTGATGGATTATTTACCCATACGATTTCAGCGTTTAAAGTGATGTAGTCGATTGCGTGGTTAGATTGCTTAATGTTTACGTTGAATTTGATTTCGTCGTTAATGTAACCTTCGACTACTACGTTTCCTGCTAGGTTTGAAGGTGCTACTTCTGTGATTTCGAATGAGTTTGTCATTTTGATTATCCCCTTTTGGTTTAGTTTTTTGTGTTGCTCTTTTCTTATTACCTTAATAATACCATGACTCGTTTAAGGTGTCAACACTTTTGTTAAACTATTTTCAAAAGTTCGCCAATTTCTATTTCTAAGTAAGTACAAACGCGGTACAACAAGTCTTTTGGCAGTCTCTCCATATCATCATTATATAAGTTACGCACCGATTCGAACCGGTAATCTATCGCTTGGGACAACTGCCTAATCGATATTTCGCGTTCATCAAGTATCGCCTTTAAGTTGGATACGATCATTTAATCACCTCAGATTCTTCGAATTAGAAAGAGTAAACCATCTTCATATAAATGTCATATTAATCGGAGGAGAGTGCGCTGTCAATAAAAGATGATTACGAGGTTCTTCCTATTTCCAATCGCGAAGCTTTAGCTGTAGTTATAGAAAAACACTATCTACACCGCAAAGCGCCGTGCAAACATTCCTTCGGCTTATTTAGGAAGTGGGACTCTAAACTTCTAGGGGTAATTATATTCGGAGCCCCTGCAATGATTGATGTAGCAAAAGGTATTTGTGGTGACGACGAAAAACATAATGTTTTAGAGTTAACACGATTGTGGGTGGACGACTTAGTTCCTCGTAATGGTGAGAGTTTTCTGATAAGTTCGGGCATCAGATTACTTGACTCTGAGATAATAATCTCATACGCAGACAGTGGCCAGAGTCATGTTGGTACAGTTTACCAAGCTACTAATTTTATATATGCTGGGCTGACTCACAAGTCTGGGGGTTATATGATAGATGGCGATTCATCCATGCTCAAGAGGACAATAAGTGACCTATACGGATCTATCGCTAAAGCTCGAGAGGTGTTGGGCGATAGGATCACTACTTACGATATGCCACGTAAGCATCGATATATTTTCTTTAACGCCAGCAAGCGGAGAAAACGCGAATTGTTGGCGAAGTTAAAGTTTGAAATTGAGGAGTATCCGAAGCTGAGTAAATCGGCTTAATGCGCTACAGTCGGCGGACTATAAGCGACAAACTGACGAGGATGATGACGATATGACGAATTTACAGCCGGCAATGCACGATTACACGCGAGTAGGAAACTTATTGGCGTATATGGATCGATTGATTGCGCTAGAGAACGGCGACTCTTTCCGCTGTGGTCGAGAGATTGGCGAGTCTATTGCCGAGGTACGCGCAGAGTTAGATATCGGATTGGGCGTAGAGTTTAATCGCAAAGGCGGCTGGCATGTCGTACAGGCGGCGAAAGAAGAGGGCGTCGCTCCTAAGTATGTCGATACGTTTATCGTGAGATTCGACGAATCAGTCCCAGACAAAATTACCGATTTAAAGGCGCAAGGCTATCGCATCTTTTATGTGGCGAGGGGTATCGGGATCGTTGACGGATTCATTGAGGGTGCTCGAAAATGACTAACGCATGGGCGATGATTCACCGCGAGACAGGCGAAATTAAAGAACTGCAATCCTCCGCGAATCGTGACGCGGGCTATCATCAGCACAAGTCGAAGGAACGTCGTGCCGGTCGTGCTATCGATTTTACTAACGCTAACATGCGCTATTTGCACGAAGTATACGACGCGCTTACAACGGCGCAATGCGGCTATCTGATGCTGCTACAGTGTTACGTAGACTACGACGACGGAACGATTATTAACCCGGATAAGACGCCGATGACTGCCGCAAATATGCTCGCGGCTTTGCAGTTAAAGCGGAAGCGATCGACTTACCACGATTTCATGAGCGCGTGCATTGCTTGCGGCTTTATTATCGAGGCCGAAGACGGTAGCTTTGCGATTAACAGGCGCTATCACTTTAAAGGCGCAATGGCCGACACATACGCAATTAAGACGTATACGGCGAAGGTTAAGCGAGTTTATAGCGAGGTCAAAGCGGCTGACATCGGTTTGATTTACCGCATGTTACCGCTAGTCCATATGTCGACGAACGCCCTTTGCGATAATCCTTTCGAGAAGAATCCGAAGAAAGTCCGCTGGCTTAATCGCAAGGAATTAGCGGAAGCAATCGGCGTTGATCCTTCGACATTGGGACGTAGGTTGCCTGGCATGAGATTCGACGGCGAATACGTAGTGGCGCGCATAAAACTCGGCAGCGAGCCGGAGCGATATACGATGAATCCTAGCGTGTTTTATCGGCAAGATAACGAGCCGGGTGGTACTTTACAGGCGATGTTTAACGTCTAATTGAGAACAGACTGATAACGAGTGTGACCTTATTCGGACATATCGGCGAAAAGTGTGACCTTATTCGGACATGCGAAAAGCGCCGTCAGCCTATACGTACCAATGGTTACAGCCGTTTTGGGCACGGAATTATCTCTTAGTCTTTGTTAACGGAGATTATCGCCTATTACAGTAATAGTAACGAGTGCCTTAAACATGCGCCTCAATGACTAAGGGCGTGTCATTTCGGCGGGGTATTCTCTTATAAAGATATTGGCGCCAGATGATAAGTAATAGATAATCCCGACGGCGTAAGCCGGAGGTATGTCTTATCTCTCGCACTTATCTTTATTAACGATACTAACCGGAATAGCTACTGACACGTAGCGGAATATAGGCGGAGGTGTAGACGATGGAAAAAGGTATTAAGATACTATCGGACTTATTCGGAATGACTACCGAGGAATTAACGCAAATGACACCGGACGAAATAGGCGCTAAGTGGCGTAATCACTGTAAGGCGAAACATGACGCATCTATACAGCGGATGAGAGACATCGGAGGTGCTACGGAATGAAATCGTATATAGGCGAACAGAACGCTAAGCTCGTAACATTCGGCGATAAATACGCAATGGTATTCGATGATGTTCCGTCATTAATATTCGTTAGTTACGACGGTAATGGGCGTATGGATCAGACGTTTTATAAAGGCGAGCAATTAACGAATGTTAAGGCGATAGAAATCCGTAGTGGACTCGAAGAGGTAACGGAATATATGACGACTAATTATGCAATTGATATAGACGTTAAATAGGCGGTTATATAGCGGTACACCTTACGCCAGCAAATAACGCCTGATTAACGACGCTCTTATATAGAAGGAACTCGGATATAGTCGATTGACCTACGGTGAGACTGCGTTACTAGGCGAAGGGGAATCCGTCGGGCAGACGCTCCTGCCGGGGATGACCTCGCCAAACTCACGGGGCTAAGTCGATTCCAAAGCGTTTTTAAGAGTATACCTTCGCAGACGCACCGAATCAGCGTCTTTATAATCGTAATATCGACTTATAAGAACGTCTATATAATAGTTGACTTTTACAGACGATTTCCGTATACTTAACTTAACGATAAGACAACGGAGGCGTTCGATATGAAATTCGCATACATTCGCGTAAGTAGCAAGGATCAGAACGAAGCACGGCAAGTCGATACGATGGTGGCGCAAGGCGTGCCGGAAGCTAACGTATATATCGACAAGGCAAGCGGCAAGGATACGGACCGAGCACAGTATCAGGCGTTGAAAGGTAAACTACGAGCAGGCGATATCGTCGTATTCGATAGTATAAGCCGAATGAGCCGTAGTATGGACGATACTAAGCGCGAGTATGAATGGTACATAACGAAAGGCATAGCGCTTGAGTTCGTTAAGGAGCCGATGCTTAATACGACAGGTACAGCGCAGGACGACGTGTTGCAGCGGGCTATAGGCGATATCATACTTACGATACTATCAGCATTCGCGGAGAAGGAGCGGGATGATATACGGGTTAGGCAAGCGGAGGGTATAGCGGCAGCCAAGAGTAGGGGCCAACGCCTAGGCCGACCAGCTATCACATGGCAGACGCTTGACACCGATACAAGACGCCTATTCATAGCGCAATATAGCCGATGGAAAGCAGGAGAACAGACGGCTGTCGAAACGTTTAAGAACGTAGGCATGACTAAATCAACGTTCTATAAGATAGCGAAGGAGTACGAAGCGGTAGCACATTGATACAGCGTCACATAAGAACGATACGAACCGTTGTTACTACGTAGATACATTGCGTATGGCAACGGTTTTAATGCGCATATAAATAACGATTAATAAACGTAATTTAAACGCAATTGTGTACGTTGTTCAAACAAACGTGAATGTCGAATTGTTTCCCCCAACGGCACTATTAGAAAACGCTGCAACTGCCGTACGGAATTAGCGTAGCATTTTTTGAACTCAGGGGCATAGACGGAGGCCGCGCGCAAGCATAACGATTCACACGCGTTACGCACGTCGTTTTAAGCGTCCTAGCACCCCGCAGGTGTATTCGTATGGGTAGACGCTACAACGGCTTTAAACAAGGCGCAAAGGAGGCGAATTAGATGGCGTGGATAAACGAAGAATGGATGGAGCGCGGACAGCGGGCGGAACGTATCGCAGTCTTAACGGAGGTGGTCCGCAAGCTGGCCGACGTAATTAAAGCCGGCAAGGCTACGGATTATCATATCGATATGTTTAAACGGAATCGTGCGGAACTCGTCAAGCTGAAACGCGTACATCGCGCCGAGGTCGACGTTGCCTACTTCGCCTACGAATATTTATCCGACATACATAACGGTGAGAACGAAGACAACATAATAATGCACGCGGACACCGGCGTAATGCACCACGATATCGACGAAGTTGCGCCAATACATCACGAGTTCTACGACTTATGCGATCACGTAAACGATGCGGAACGAAATGCCCGGCTTGCAATCGCTGCAGCACGTGGTCATTCGAAATCCGGCGTATTCTCGAACGGCTTTCCACTGCACCAAGTAGTATTCCGCAAGCGACGGTATATCTTAGTGATCTCGGAAACCGACTCGCTATCGAAGAAGTTAATCGGTTGGGTTAATAAGCAGCTTAAATTCAACGCTAAGCTAACGGAAGACTTCGGGCCATTAATGCACGAAACGCCGAGTCGAAACGAAAAGGATAACGAAGAGGCGTTTATTACACTTAGCGGCGCATTAATAGAGGCGTCAAGTTCCGGCAAGCAATTGCGCGGGAAGCGCCACGGAGCCCATCGTCCGGATCTCGTCATCATAGACGACCCTTCATCGCAGAATAACGAAGGAACGAAGGAGGCGCGGGAGAAGCTCGTTCACTGGTTCAACTCCGTAGTTATGCCGATTGGGTCAGCGTCAACGGCGTTCGTGCTAGTCGGAACAATGGTCAGCGCGACGGGGCTTCTAAACCATGTACTGAAACGGAAGGACTTTAAGTCGTCATTTCATGGCGCAGTAATCAGCGAGCCTACGTATCCCAAGCTATGGGACGAATATTGCGAGCTATACGCGAGGGCGGAAACGGTCGAAGAGGTTGACGAATTCTACGAAGCCAACCGGCAAACCCTCGACGATGGCGTTGAATTGGCGTGGTCGTGGCGATGGACATATCGGGCGCTAATGCACGAAAAAGTTAATATGGGGACGCGCTCTTATAACTCGGAGTATCGAAACTTAGCGTTCAGCGAAGACGAGCAATTCTTCTTCCCGGAGAAATACGCGTACTATCATTATCTCCATGAGAACGGAGTGCCGCACGTAGTCTACAACGAATTACGCATCCCGTTCAGCGAATTAACGATAGGCGGCGCGTGGGACATCGCGATGGGCAAGAACTCGCGGTCATGCTACAACGCGGTCATTACGCTAGGCAAGCACGAACCGACCGGCTATATCTTCGTACTCGACGAATATGCGACGAAAGAACCTGCGCATGTATACATCGATTTAATCGTTAAGAAAATCAAGCAGTACCGACACAGCGTATTCAACGTTGAAACAATTAACGCGCAACACGAATACTACCGCCAATTGCAGGAGGCGCTACGTCTTGCGGGCGTATATTCGACGAGGATTAACGATATAAAGTCGCACAGATCCTCGAAAGATGAGCGGATAGAGTCGTTAGAGCCGTTATGCCACAACAAAACGCTGATATTCAACGACAAGCACACGATATTGCTCGATCAGATGGCGCAATATCCGTTCGGCGACTACGTAGATTCGATTGACGCACTGCAACTAGCGGTCGACAACATATTCAAGCCGAAAGCAAGGGTAACTACGAAACCAAGTTTCTTATAGGAGGAGGTAAACGAATGAGCAACCGAAAGAAGCAATTAGAAGCGAAACTAGACGCAAGACAACGCAAGGCAGCGTACTTACTCGTCGAAAACGAATTACGTGAAACAGGAGAACGTAAGTCATACGAAGAAATCGCAGCAGAAATCGGCGTACATTATAAAACTATATGGGAATGGCGTACGAAGAATCGCAATTTTATCGCATACAAGAACGAAATTGCAGACGACTTCCTAGCGGACAAGCGCGATCAAGTATATGCACAACTAATGAAGCTAATCACCGCACCGCAACCGTCGGTCAAGGCGATCGACTTATTTATGCGTAGGCACGGTATGTTAACCGACCGACAAATCACGCAAACAGAAAATGGCGACGAGAACCGATCTACTGCCGACCTCGCTGACGTATTAGAAGGGCTAGACGAATTACTGGACGGTGACGACGATTGACGCTATTTAAAGCGGGCGCACAATTTCCCCCGCAAGACTCAATCGAACGCCTTTCACGCTATGAACGGATGCGTAAGCTATTCGAAGGCAATCCGCTAGAAGTATACGAACGCGCGACGGAAATCCTAAAAGATTCGCCACACGCGGCGCAACTGCGGAAGCTATATATCGCCGTTAACCTCGCAGATATACTTGCGACGAAGCCTGCGGACTTATTGGTAGGAGAACCTCCGAATTACGAAAGCGGCGAAGACGACGCAAGCCCGGAACAAATCGCACTCAATCAGTACGTCGAAGAGAACGACTTGAATCAGCTAATACACGAAAGCGCGACGGCGAACGGCTATCGCGGCGATGCTTGGATTAAAACGCGGTTCGGCTACGTACAGGATTACAGCGAATTGACGCGACTTGACCTCGACTTACCTAGCGGCGTACTAATGGAGCCGGTCATCGAGCACGTCGACGCAACAACGGTATTCCCGGAGACATCGCGCGGCAACGTCAAGCGGTTCAAGGTGGTAAATATCGCAACAGTCGAATGGGTGTCGGCGCGCAAGCGAGATATTCCGTATCTCAACGTAGAGCGACATATTCCCGGCTACATCCAATATTCGCGGTATCTACTTACGCCAAGCGATATTATAACGCAATATGGCGCAATGATTCAGGCGTTTATCATCGTGGAGCAGGTCGAAACTGGCCGAGAACAATCGATAGTAGCGACGGGATTACCGCACATTCCCGTATTCCACGTGCCGTATAAATCGGTAGATGATTCGTGGGAAGGAATCGGCGGACTCGAAAAGATTGAATCGAAGCTGGCGGCAATTAACGACCGACTCGTGCAAATCGACTTTATCCTGTGGAAGCACGCAGACCCTACGGCGTACGGGCCGGATTTAGAGGGAGTAAGTGGTAACGCCGTTCAGTTTGGCGGTAAATACATTCCGATCGCTAAAGACGACGTTACGCCGGGCTATATGACGTGGAACGCGCAACTTGACGCAGCATTCCGCGAACTCGACTTGCTAATATCGGCGGTCTTCATTATGTCGGAAACTCCGCAATGGTTATTCGGAACTACGATGGCAGGCGGAGGACAAGGCGGAACAGGAACGTCGCACACAGACGGTGGCGCGATTAAGTCGAGATTCATGCCTATTATTTCGAAGGTACGCCGAATTAAAACGCATTACGACCGCGCTATTCGTGACGCGCTATATACGTGCTACTTATTCGATAAGGAATTCGGCGACTATAAAGGCGCTACGGAATACCCCGTAATCGAATGGTCCGACGGATTACCGAAAGATGATAAGATTGAAGCCGAAATCGCGGCAATTCGCACAGGCGGAAAAGCAACGCTCGATGTTCAGTCGTCAATCAAACGGATGGATGGCGTAGACGATAGTAAGGCCAACGAAATCATACGCCGTATTGTAGAAGACGGTGATCGCGAATTAGGAACGGTAGAAGCTTCGATATTTAACTCGGAGGTGGACGCTAATGATACCGAGGATTAAACGAATTCTGTTAATCGGATATATCGCCGGCAAATTACGATACAACGTTTGGCGCGCTGGATGTGAATAAGTTCCGCGAGGCACCTCGACCTAATTACGATTACGACGTCAAACGTCTTACCCGCGAATATGAACGGTCCTTAAAGTCGGTGCAAGCCGAACTCAACTCGCTATTTCTAACGAATTTTGAGCGGGCGCAAATCGTAGCCGTCGAAGCTAACATTCGTGTAATACTCCGAGACTTACGCAAATACGGCGATGAATGGGCGCAAGTAGCGGTCACTAAATCAGCGCGTGACGGCGTAGCAAGTACGATCTATACGTTAGGCCTTACGGATACCTACGCCGACGCATTAAAAATAGCGAAGTTTAATGGTATGAATAAGCGACTCGTTGAAGCAGTAATCGCCGATACGCAAGCGGATTTACTCGCAGTAACGCAGAACGTCGAGCGCAAGACGCGAGCAGCGGTACGGCAAGTTACGGCCGACGTATTGCGGGCGAAAACATCAGCCGGCATCAATGGTACCCGAACGCTTCAACAGGCTATGACTAAGGGATTACGCGACAAACTCGGCAGCTCTGCGGATACGGCGATAGTAGATGCGGCGGGGCGACGTTGGAAATTAAAGACGTACACCGAAATGCTCGCCCGAACGAAGATGCTCGAGGCGCATAAAGAGGCGACGAGGAACGAAGCGCTCGATGAGGGATCGCAATACGCGGTAGTTAGTCGGCACGGCGCTACGGATGCCTGCGCGGGTTGGGAAGGGCGGATAATCTCGCTTGTACCGGATGCGCCCGGCGATTATCCGTACATTGACGATATACCGCGAAGCCAACTATTTCATCCTTGCTGTAAACACGTAATAACTCCGGTGCGCAATCCGGAACGAGTTTAGTAAACGCAACAGGACCGAACGTATACGTCTTTAAAACTGCTACGGCATTAACAAAATTATGTGCGACGGCACTCAAACGGCGGAGGTACAATATGACACAAACAAACGAACTATTAACGCTAGATTTACAATTCTTTTCGGAAGATCCTACGGAACCTATTACGCCAACAGAGCCAGTAGAAACACCCGCACAACCCGAAGCTAAGACGTTTTCACAGACAGAGTTGGACGAGTTAATCGCCAAGAGAATCGACCGTGAGCGCAAGAAATATGAAAAGTATGCGGACTACGACGAAATCAAAACGAAGGCGTCCGAATATGAAAAGGTACTTGAAGAAAAACGACTTGCGGAATTATCTGAGGCTGAACGCGCGCAAGACCAAGCGAAGAAATTCGAGGAAGAAAAGAACGAATTAACGGCTCAACTCGATGCCGTTCGTAAGCAAGCGGACTCAGAAAAGATACGCAACGAGTTTAATAAGGTCGCTACTAGCGCAAATGTTGCTTATTTAGATGACGCAATCGCACTCGCAGACTTATCCGCGGTAAGTATCGACGAGGACGGCAGAGTGGTCGGAATGGACGACGTTGTAAAAGCGCTAGTTGACAATAAGCCGTTTTTAGTCGGCAAGAAGGCGCAACAACCTATCGGCGAACCGTCAAACGGCGGCAAGCAAGATAACGAAAAGACTTCGGAACAATTGCTTGAAGAGGCGGCAGATAAGGCGAAGAAGAGCGGACGTATTGAAGACCGCGTAGCCTTCGACAAGTTGAAACGCCAGTTAGGTTAATGCACCACAAAACTATAAAACATAAAAGGGGATAATTAAAAATGACACAAATTTCACAGAATCTAATTGTCGGTAAAAGAGAAGACGTAACAGAAAACATGCTACTACTAAGCCCATCCGAAACGCCGATGGTCGACCTACTCGGGTACGGCGAAGCGGTAACACAAGTTGAACCGACGTGGTTCGAAGACGAAGCTTACTCGGATAAAACGAAAGCGACTGCGGAAGCGATAGTCGGAGCATCAAAAGTAACGGTAGCCGACGGCAGTGTGTTCGAGGCAAATTACGTTGTTAAAATCAACGATGAGCTATTACTAGTAACGGCGGTAGCAGGAAACGAACTTACGGTAACTCGCGGATACGCAGGAACTACAGCAGCGGCGGTAGCGGACGAAGACGAAGTAGTATTCCAATTCGTAGAAGGTAAAGAGGGCGCAGACGCTCGTCCGGCACGTTTCAAAGCTCGCACTCGCCACACTAACTTTACGCAAATCTTCGACGGAACGATTTCAATCTCCGGCACATCTGCAGCAACGTCACAGCACGGAATCGACGACCTGTACGCGTACGAAAAGGCGAAGAAAGAGAAAGAAATCGCGCTGCAACTTGAAAAGGCGGTTATCAACGGAGTTAAATACGAAGCGGCTAACGGTCTAGTACGTCAAATGGGCGGAATTAAACACTTCGTACAAACTAATGTATTTGTTAAAGCAGGCGCAACTATCGACGGCGACACTATCAACGACGCTTTCCAAGCGATCGCAGAGAAGACAGGCCAAAACGTAGGCGCGGGCTACAAGATCATCGTATCTCCGAAACAGAAACGCGCAATCTCGAAAATGGACGTAGACAAAATCAGCCTTGATCGCAAGGATAACGGACGTGGACAAGTTGTCGACTACTTCATCGGGGACTTCGGCGAAGCAGAAATCGTTGTTAACCCGAACCTATCGGCTGACGAAATCTTCCTTATCGATTCTAACCGCGTTAAGATTCGCCCACTACAAGGCCGTACGTTCACACATGAATTCCTCGGGAAAACTGGTGATTACTTCACGGGTATGATCGTAGGCGAATATACAATCGAATTCCACGAAGAAAAAGCGCACGCACGCATCAAAGGGTTGAAGAAGTAATACGGAATTAACAGCGAGGAGGTGACGCAGCTTGGCGCAATACAAATCGAAGTTTAAAGAACTCGGCTTTTACGTCGACGGCGAACTGAAACGTTTTAGTAACGGTGTTTTCAGTACCGACGACAAAGCCGATATTACTGTACTTGATACGCTATCAGACGCAACAAAGACGGAAGAAGTAATTCCGGTGGAGAAGCCTAAGCCAGCCGCTAAAGCGAAGCCCTCCGGTAAATAAAACGGAGGTGCTGTAAATGTGGAATCTCGACGATGCAACGGCGTATATCCGACTTAACACGCTCGACAACGAGGACTTTATCGACGGTGAAGACGAACGCAAAACGGCGCTATTAAACGTAGCAAGCCGAACACTGACACGAAAATACAGCGGATATACCATACCGGACGAAGCCGTTTACCTTTTCAGCGCAGTATTGGCAGCAGCGTATAACGACACGAATAAACTGGCGCAACAGGGCGTCGCATCGTTCAGTGTGCGCGGGATTGCGTTCTCGTTTAAAGACTGGTCGAAAAAAGGGCTCGACGAATTAATCCCGGCAGAAGTCGCGGATATGATCGGCGCACCAAGCGGACGTCAAGCGAAATGGACGGTGATGTGACCGTGGCATTAATTCCTTTAAAACAAACGGTTCTCGTACACAAGCCGGAGACTACTAACGATTGGGGCGAAACAACTTCGCTTCCTCCGATTACGCTAAAATGTCGCGCGGACGAAAAGGTTGAATACGTAAAGAATTTCGCGAGCACCACGCTAAATGCGGAGGTACTTTCCAGCGTTCAGCTCCTGTTCAATAAGTTACCGGATATACGCTACGACGACGTAATCGAATTTACAAACGAATTAGACGTGACAGTCAAGCGTAAACCGCTACTTATCGAACCTATCCGCATGATAAACGGCAAACCCACGCTAACGGCGGTGTATTTATAATGGCGGCAGACTTCCGAATCGACATGCGACAATTTGACGCGGCTATGCATCGATCCCCGTCGGCGGTAAACGCAGGTGCACGGATAGCGCTTGGCGACATTAAAAACGATTGGCTGGCGAAGTCGCGCGATATTGCGCCGTTGGATACGTCGAATTTGAGAAGGCAGATTACAGCAGCGGTCTTCAATCCGGGCGCAAGCGGCTACATTGACATCGAAGGAAACGCAACACAAGGCGGCGGAGGCGGGCGATTTAACTACGGCTATTGGATACACGAACAGAACGCCGGAGGATATTCGCTAAAGACGCCAGGCACCGAAAAGAAGTTCCTCGACAAATCGGCGGAAGCGCAAATCGAGGATTGGGCGAAGTGGCTCGAAGAAGAAGTTAAATCGGAATTACGGAAAGCGGGGTGGTAGCGTGGCGGATATTGTAACGGAGATTGAAAGCCTACGCGATTTCGTCGTTGACCCGACGCTGTACTCGCGTATTTGGATGCAGACGATGCCTGCGAAATATACGGCGGGCGAGCTGTCAATTCGATTCACGGGCGGAGGTACAGCGAGTGAAACCGGCTACCACTACCGACTTGACCGCGAATATCAATTCGTATATTTCGGGACGTCGGAACTCGACTGCATTCGCAAGGCAACGGCGTTACAGCGTAAATTAAATAGTAAACACGCAATCCAACTGAAAGGCTCCGAACGGTATATCCGCGTCGGGCCTTTTTCGTTGTCGCAACCTTTCAAAACGGAGGGCGGCGAGGTGTTCGCGATTATCGGAATGTTACAGGTGGCGATGCGTGAGGCACGCGATTTCTCGGCGGAAGAAGTACCGAAGATGGGCGGAATTACGATAGAAGTTAAGCCGAAGCCTCCGGGAAGTGAATCAGAAATACCTAAAGAAGCACCCGAAGAAGACCGAGGCATTCCCGGCGTAAATGATGAACCGGGAGAAACCGTGCTGGATGGCAAAGAGTATCCAGAAAAAGAATACGAAATAAAAGAAGGAAATGGAGCGTGTATATAAATGGCGACAGGCGGACAGTGGGACCCGATATCTTTACCGATTCGACCCGGCTTATATCTTAATTTCGTAGAAAGAGCGTTAGCACAAATCGCAGGAGGACCGCGCGGCGTCGTAGGACTTCCGATTTTCGACTACTCAGGCGGCGAACTTACCGCGGGCAGTTTTTACGTTGTTGCAACGGAAAAGGAAGCGAACGAACAAGTCGGAAAAGCTAACGCGGCACCAATTCTACGCGTACTATCCGGGGGAGCAGCCGAAGTCTTAATCTACGCAGTACCGGAAGAAGTCGATTACGCAGCAATGCGCGACGCATTCGAAGCACGTCCGTTTAACGTCTTCGTATATCCGGGCGAAGTTGATTCCGTTGAACAGGACGCAACAGTGGCGTGGGTCGCACGCAATCGTAAAGAAGGCAAGCATTTCTCGGCAGTATTCGGCGGTTCAGCATCGGACGATCAAGACCCTGCGGTAGGTAACGCGCGTTCAATCCGATTGTCGGACGAATACGTAGTTAACCTAATTACGGGCGCAGTCCTCGGGGATGGCACGGAATTAACATCGGCGGAATATGCGTCAGTAATTGCGGGACTTATCGCAGGCACGGGCATTAACAAGTCGATTACCTACGTGGCATTACCGATTGCAGACGTAACTAAACGACTACGAAATAGCGAAATTAACACGGCGCTAACGTCAGGCTCGCTCGTACTAGTTCATGACGGACGCAGCGTTAAAGTCGAGCAAGGGATTACAACGAAATCCGACGCTACGGCACGCGGCAAGATACGTATTATGCGCGCGCGACAAGCTGTGGCAACGGACATTCCGGCAACAGCGAAAGATCGTTACATCGGTAAAATCGACAACAATCCGGCAGGACAAGTGTCGCTGATTGCGGCGATTAAGGCGTACCTCGAAACGCTAGAAGTTAACAATGTGTTAATGGAACCGGAAGTTACGCTCGATCCACAACGTGAATCAAAAGGCGATTGCGTATTCTTATCGGTCAGCTATATCGAAGTCGATTCGATGGAGCGCATCTTCCTTACTATCAATGTATAAACAACGACAAAGAGGCGAAAGGGTGACGTATAAATGCTAGACGCAACTAGGACAATACAGGGAGTTTTCGGAAAGTTACACCACGAGGGCGAGTGGCTTACAAACGTGACTGGAATCGAGTTGAATGCCGATATCAACTACGAAGAAATCTCTCGAGCAGGGACGCGCGTAATAGGGCATAAAGCAGGGACTATATCGATGTCAGGAACAATCTCTAGTTACAAACTTACATCGAAATTCGTAGACGCAATCAGTCAGATTCTCGACGATAAAAAAGGCGCTTTTGTCACTGAATTAATGGCTGAACTTGACGACCCAGAAAACCCAGAGATGAAAGGGTTCTACCGTGTTAAGGGCGTGCAATTTAACACTATTCCAATTCTGAGTTACGAGCATGGATCAATCGTTGAAGAAGAATTGCAATTTGTATTTACAGGCTACGAACGCATGAAATAAAGACCTATGGCGGCGCTACGTCAGGTCGCCACTACTTACGAAAATAAACCCGTAAAGGCGGATGATTATAGATGGCTGAAATGAACGCATTGGACGCACTACTAGGCGCAAGCATCGAAGTAGAGGACATGGTTTACATCAAACGTTTGAAAACGAACTTCCGAGTTAAAGCGCTGACTGGCGACAGAATTAATAAGCTACGCGAGCAATGTACGTATTCCGAAGGCAAGGGAAGCGGGCGCAAGATGGTCGTCAACGAAGAAGAACTCGGCGGTCTTATGATTTCGGAATCCTGTATTGAACCGGATTTCAACAATCCTAAACTCCTCGAAAAGTATGGCGCACGTGACGCGGGTGATTGCGTACAAAAGGCGCTACTTGCCGGCGAAGTTGCGACGCTTTCACACGCAGTATTGGATGTGAGCGGATTTGACCGCGGAGAAGACGATGTAGAAGAAGTAAAAAACTAATAAAAGCCGGCGGAGAAGCTGCGATGCTCCATCGGCTATTTCAAACGCATCACATTCCCCCTGACGAAGTTTACGCGAAGGATTGGCGTCATCGCCGGTTTATGTATGCGTCGGAGGAACTCGTAATCGAAGAAGAAATAGCAGACGCGAAACGAAGAAAACGGAAAGGAGGTAAATAAGCAATATGGCAATCGATTTAGTGGCTCGGTTATCCCTCGACGACCAACTGTCGAAACGGATGGGTAAAGTTACAAAAGGCGTAATGGCTGGTATGGCCGTAATCGGCGTTGGTGTCGGTGTAGCAATCAATAAATTCGTCGAATTCGATAATCAGATGCGGAAGGCGGGCGCAATAGCCGGCGCGACCACTACGGAATTTAACACTATGAAAGAGGCAGCAATTGATATGGGCGCACAGACATCGAAAAATGCTACGGAAGTTGCGGAGTCAATGGCAGAACTTGCGGCGAAAGGATTCGACGCTAATCAAACAATCGCAGCTATGCCGGGTATTATCGCAGCATCCGAAGCATCCGGTGAATCACTCGCAATCGCGGCAGACACCGTTTCGTCAGCGCTTAACATTTGGGGACTCGAAGCAGCGGAAGCGGGACACGTTGCGGATGTTCTTGCGATGGCGGCGAACGTATCGGCGGCGGGCATTGGTGATTTACAGCAGGCGTTTAAATACGCAGGTGCCCCGGCGGCGGCGCTCGGAATCACAATGGAAGAAGTCGCGGCTTCGATCGGAATCATGACGGATGCAGGACTCGACGGAAGTGGCGCGGGTACATCATTACGGACTTCGTTGTTGAAATTAAACAACCCGGCAAAAGCGCAATTGAAGATTATGGATAAACTCGGATTCTCGCTGACCGACAGCGCAGGCGAAGCGAAATCTCTGTCGCAGATGGTCGGGGATTTAACGAAATCTACTAAAGGGCTATCAGACGCGGATAAAGTCGCCACGATAGGTAAACTAGTGGGCACCGAAGCGGTATCCGGATTCCTTGCGCTTATGGCGGCTGGCCCGAAGGTAATCGACGAAATGTCGGCAGCACTCGTCAACTCCGACGGTGCTGCCGCTAAAACTGCTGCAGAAATGATGGCGGGAATAGGCGGAGCACTCGAAGCGCTCGGTGGAGCAATAGATTCCTTTGCGTTACGGATAGGCGATAAGTTGGCGCCTTACATTACGATACTAGCGAATAAGTTGTCGGACGTAGATATAATGCCGTTTATCGACGGATTCACAAAAGCGGTCGATGTGGCGGTAGCATTCGCGAAAGCAATCGCAGGTAGTTGGGGATCGATTAAGGGCGTAGTACTGCCGATTGTCAAGGCGCTAGTAATATTCGGCGCTATTATCGCAACAATCGCAGTAGGAACATCTGTTTTCGCAGCTATCGGTACGGCAATAGCGTTCCTTGTGTCGCCGGTTGCCTTAGTAGCGCTAGGAATTACGGCGTTAGTCCTCGGATTCCAAGCCGCATACAAACATTCGGAGGGATTCCGAAAAGCTATTGACGGCGTAATCGGAACGATAAAAGGACTATTCGCTATCCTCTCCGGAAATAGCCAGGAAGGCTCCGACATCATGCGTGCGGCCGGACTAGACATATCAAAGGTCCGGGGTATTCACGACTTCGCTAAAGGCGTAAAAGACGCTTTCGGAAAAGTTAGCGCAGTATTCAGCGGAGTTTCGAAAATCTTCGGGGGAGAGCATAAGGGCGCTATCGACGTTCTAGCTGGCGCAGGCTTTTCGGCGAATCAAATTGAGGTCGTCCGAGCATTTGGGTACGGATTGAAAACTGCATTCGACCGCATTAAGACAGTACTCGACGGGCTCGGTACATTAATTTCCGGTGGCGGTTCGTCGAATTTACTTGAAGCTCTCGGATTCTCTCCGGCGGCAATTGCGAGTATTCAATCATTCGTCGAGATGGTCAAAACGAAGATTGGCGAATTTGCAATGTTTCTTGCGGCGAAATGGGAAGTAATTAAGCCCGGCGTAATGTCGTTACTGGCGGCATTTATGAGCCTCAAAGATACGGCCATAAGCATATTCACGACGTTATGGGGCGTTCTTTCACCGATATTTAGCGCCGTTATGAATGCCTTGACGATAGTCGCGGACATTGCAGTAATGGTGTTCAAAAATATCATCGTGCCGGCAGTCTTGTATGTAATTTCGGTATTTCAAATGTGGTGGAAAATCGTTGGCCCGATACTTGCGTTGATCGGGTCGGCTATTGGCGTCGCATTCGCAATATTAAAGGTCGCGTGGGATACCATAATTGCGCCATTCGCTAACTTCCTAACAACGATTTTCAAAGCTGCGCTAGAATCCGTATCACCGTTAATCGAAGGCATCGGAGGTATGTTCGACTGGCTTGGCGGAATCATCAAAACAATCGCAGGATGGTTCGATACTTTTACGTCAGCACTCGGAAAGTTTAAGGTCCCGAACTGGCTATCGAAACTAGGCGGCGGAGGAACTGTTAAATTCGAAGAAACAACGACGGAAGCGAAAGGTAAATCGAATTATCACGGCATCGACTACGTTCCTAAAAATAATTACTCTGCCGATTTGCATCGCGGGGAAGCCGTCCTGACTGCAGCGGAGAATAAAGAACGTAAGCAAGGTGGTGGCGGAAGTAATGACGGAGGGCTAACGGTCGTCTACCAAGGCGGCCCGAAATTAGACGAGTCGGATATGCATAGATTCAGCGACTTCCTACTCAATCAACTAACAGCAGCGGAAGGAGGCGGAGGGTATTGACGGTTGAATTTTGGCTATCGTATAACAGCGGAGCGGAAAAGCTTCGGCTACCCGTCAACCCTCCGTCGCTCGAAGTATCGTCGCCATTTGGCATAACCGACGTAGACATAACGCAGCTAGGCGAATTTAGCGTATTCGGAGAGCGTGGTCTTGCGGAGTTTTCGCTAGCTGCGTTCTTTCCGAATATATACAACCCGTCTTACTGCGAATATGCCGATTTCCCATTGCCTTCGGAATGCGTCCGAATCATCGAAGGTTGGCGCGATAAACGTAAGCCACTTCGCCTAGTCGTAACAGGCTCCGATATTAATTACGCGGTAACGATTCGCGACTTTTCCTACGACGTTCAGCGCGCAGGCTCGGGCGGCGATATTTACTACTCGCTGTCGCTAAAGGAATACCGATTCCTCGACGCCAAGAAAAGCGTAGCCGTAGCGGAGAAAGCGAAGCCAGCAGCAGCGAAAGCAGCAAAGCGTCCTCCTGTCGTAAATAAGGGCGCGGCTAAAAAAGCAACGTCGTACACTGTCAAATCGGGCGACACATTATCGAAGGCATTCGGCAAGGATTGGCGGAAAGTTTACGATGCCAATCGCAAGGTAATCGGCGCTAATCCGAATAAAATAGCGGTTGGCACGAAGCTGGTGATTCCGAAATGACTTCGCGAATTATCTACTATCTAAACGGTAAAATGACGCCACTGGACGGACGCATAAAGTCGTTCGAAATCACCGGCGAAACAGCGACGGCATATCGGTCGTGCTCCGTATCGCTCAACAATACGACGGACGGGCGCAATCGCTCGCTAACGTTTAAGAATGGCGGCGAGATCCGCGTATTCGTTAATAACGTCGAACAGTTTCGAGGTGTCGTCTTCGATTTGGCGTTGAATACTAGCGGCGAGCAATCACTAAAGGCGCACGACTATAACGTTTATCTGACGAAGAATAGCGATACGGTAAACATTCCCGACAAAACGGCGACGCAGATTGTTTCGATGATTTGCGGTAAATTCGGCATTAAGACAGGCGCACTCGCAAATACGCGCCACGTTATTCCGAAGTTTATTATGCGGGGCAAGACTGCCTACGACATCATCGTTACGGCGCTGACTATTACGCAGAAGGCGACTGGCAAGCGATATCGGCTGCGGAATCGCGCGGGATTGCTCGAACTCGTCGAAGTATCGGCGCAAGTTAAGCGGCTGTCGCTTGAGAACAAACGCAACATAATGAGCGCCAGTTATACGGAATCTATCGAGGACGTAAAGACGCGCGTTAAGCTGACTGGCGGCGACGAGAATAAGCCGGTTACAGTCGAAGTATCGGCGAGCAATGCGTCAACCTACGGAATCATGCAGCACTACGAGCACAACGGGGATGTTAAAACGGCGGCAAAGTTAAAGCCGTTGGCGCAGCAGTTACTCGCGGAACTTAATAAGCCGAAACAGGAATATACAATCGAAGCACTCGGCGACACCGACATAATCAGCGGTACATCCGTAATCGTCAGCGAATCCCTAACCGGAATGACTGGCGTTTTTTACGTTGCGCAAGATACGCACAAACACGAAGCAAACGGCTTTCACACGATGTCGCTCCGATTATCGCGCGAACTCGAATTGCCTACGCAAGAGTACGATGCTCCGGAAGAACCGAAGCCTAAAAAGCCGAAGAAGAAAAAGAAATCGAAGAAGCTTACGAAGAAAGAAAAGGTGGCCAAGGCGAAAGCAAAGAAAGCGGAAGCCGCTAAAAAATAACGGAGGTGATCGAATGGAAAAGCGAGTATCGCCGGAAGGCTCGCAGTATTCGCAAATATTGCAAATGATGAAGCGTAGAGGCGCGAGCAAGCCGGTGAGTATCGAACTTGCAACGGTCACTGCGGCGGTCCCGAATCTACAAATAACGTTGGATGCGGACGGCTTACCCCTCGAAAAAGCCGACTTAGTAGTCGCAGAACACTTAACGCGGCATGATCGAATAGTTTCGATTAACTACGAATATCCGAAAACGTGGACGAAAGCGGAAATAGGCGACGAGGCTAAAGATGCCGATTCCACGCGAAATAATATCGGATCCGATGCGATAACGCAGTTCGAAAATTACTCGATGAATTACGCAAGTATGACGTTTGAAGACGTTCTCAAAGTCGGCGACCGAGTTGTAGTCGCCTGCCTCGACGACGATATGGTCTACGTCATCCTCGACAGGGCGGTGTGGTACGCATGAGCCTATTGCCAGATAACAAACCGGAACTACTCGACGCATATCTCGACGACGAAACGACAGCCGAGGCAGAACCCGCGTTTACCTACCGGATTAACTTCGGATCATCGCGGCTCGGCGGAATGGTCGACGGCAAGGACGCACTGAAACAATTCGTCGTCAAAGCGATATTAACGTGCCGTGCTCGCCATCGCATTTATACCGACGGCTACGGTTGCGAAATCGAAGACTTAATCGGCTCGGACGTTACGGAAGCCTTTATCCAAGCGGAAATCCCTCGAATGGTCCGCGAAGCACTAATCTACGACGACCGCATCGACGACGTAACGAATATCCAAGTCACGCGGAAAGCGGACGCTATTTATATCATCGCTATGGTCGAATCTATTTACGGCGATTTCACGCAGGAGGTGACGCTATGACGGAAATATACGGTAACAGAACAGCCGAGGAAATACTCGACGAAATGCTGACGGCAGCACGCGACGACGTTGACAAGCGCGAAGGCTCGATAGTCTTCGACATGCTTGCGCCACCGTCGGAAGAATTCGAAATGCTAGGCTACGAACTCGATGCGATATTTGCGCTCGGCTACGTAGATACTTCGGAAGGCGATGAGTTAAAACGGCGTACGAGCGAAATGGGCGTCGATTGGAAAGCGCCCATCGAGGCAGTCGGCGCGGTAACGATTTCAGGCGCGGATGGAACGGTTATTCCCGTCGGTTATACCGTATTTACTGACGGTGCCGAGCCGGTTTATTTCGAAGTAACAACGGCGGCTACGATTACAGGCGGCTTTGCGACGGCGACAGTACGCGCGTTAGTCGGTGGTATCGCCGGCAATATTACGATTGGTGAGATTACGCAATTTACGGCGACTGTCGCAGGCATTACGTCGGTCACAAATAACGCGATATTTACAGGCGGCATTGACGGCGAAACAGACGACGAGTTGCGCGCTCGCTACTTGCATAAAGTCCGCAAGCCGATTACGTCAGGCAACGCATATCACTACGAATTATGGGCGACGGAAATCGAAGGTGTCGCAGCGGCGAAGATATTCCCGATTTGGAACGGTAACGGAACGGTGAAAGTCGTTGTTATCTCATCGGACGGACGAGCGCCTGACCAAACGGTACTAGACGCTGTGACAGCTTATATCGAAGAACAGCGACCAATTGGTGCAACGGTAACGGTTATTGCGATTAACGAAGTAGCGCTAGACATCGACGTAACGCTCGCACTCGAAGGCGACTTATTGCCGGCTGACGTTTTGAGCGCAATTACATCGAGCATCGGCGCATATCTGCTAAGCGAAGCCGAGTCGGGCATCATCCGGTATCACCGCGTAGGTGAGGCGATTCTTGCCGTGGATGGCGTTACGGATTACGAGTCGTTGGCAGTTAACGGAGGCACGTCGAACATTACGATAGACGCGGAATCCGTCGCAATTGTCGGCGAGGTGACGCTTGTATGACGAAAATGAAACGTGAATTACTCGATTTGCTTCCGAGATTCTACGACGAGTCGCCGGAAGTTGACGCGATTATGGGCGCGAATGCAGTCGAGATTGATCGAGTTAGATCGGGCGCACGCGATGTATTAGCGCAATTCTTCGTGACATCGGCAGGCGCACACGGACTCGACGCATGGGAACGGGTTTTAGCGTTATCGCCACGACCGAACTCGACGGTAGACTTTCGTAGAAACCGAATACTCGCACGACTGAACGGCACAGCGCCGGCGACCGTGCGGAATCTGACGGACGTAGTTAACGCTCACGTTGCCGGTAGGGACGCGCGGATTGTCGAGTATAACGGCGAGTATCGGTTTGAGGCGGAAATCCCCGCGGATAACGCGATTGATATGGCGCTGATATATCGGGCGGTCAACGAAGTAAAGCCGGCGCATTTGGCGTTCGGGATTACGGCGATTGTGCGTGAAGTTATTCGTCTGACTACGAAGCAATACGATTTTCCGGTGACATACCGAATTACGAATACGTTTAGAACGGCGGATATAACCGGCGGATTGGCGCGATTTGGCGTTGGTTTCGAAGTGAAGCCGTATGCGTTCGAGGTTATATATCCGATTGCGAATATGTTTACGGTCGACGGCTATGCGGCGCAATTTAAAGAGGCTATCGGCATGGATGCGACGGCGAATAGCAACAAGGTAACGTATGCGCGCGTGGGCGTTGCAACGGCGTGGGGCGGAGATTTAACGGCTACGGTGTTCGCTGATATCGGCGGGATTAAGGCATCGTCGAGCGGTAACGGGGTTTTATATCCGCGCGTAGGCGAGGCGGACGTAAGAAAGGGGATTAACTAATGGCGATTATACAACCGATACTTATTGACCGCTTAATCAACTACTTGGACGAGCTAGTATTCCGAGGGAAAGTTAAATTAAACGGGCAGTTCGTGACGTACGACATATTTAAGACGGTTAGGGACGGCAACAAGCTACGGAAATACATCTACTTGACGACGGAAATCGGGCTAGTCGAAGAGGCGCAGTTGCTAAGTAATAGCGGCGATGTGCTTGCGATTAAGCCGTTTTCTATCGAGAAATCGGATGACGGATTGATACTAGCGTTCGAGTTTACGATTACAGTACAGGAGGGATAACGTGGCTAACAACTATATACCGACGGATTGGAAAGACGAAATCGTGGATGGCGCAGGTAACGTTGTCCAAAAAGGTACGCCATTATCGGCGGCTAATTTAAAGAAGCTAGAGGCGGGCGTTGAAGGCGCAGTCGCAGCGGTTGTCGACAAGGTTGACGGGGCGGTATTCGAGCAATTTAAGACGGCGACTACTTCGCAGTTGGCGGATACTGCGTATTTTCCTGAACAATTCGCAGGTGCGACAGATAAAGAAAAAATAACAAATGCTTTTAGTTTTTTACAGGCGGGTAACACTTTAAAGTTAAAACCAAATAAATTTTATACGATTGACTCCCTAACTATTTCAAACAAGAGTGGGATTATTATAGATGGTCAAGGTTCTGAAATCCATTTAACAGATACTAGCAAAAGCGTGAAAGTAATCAACAGTACAGACGTTGTAATAAAAAATCTAAAAGTAAAAATGGTAACATCTGCGAGAAATTACGCTTCGGGAATTACACTTGAAAACGTAGATAATTTCATTGTAGAAGATTGTGAAATTGATGGGAGTAATGCGACAGGTATTATTTGTTGGAAGTGCAGTGAGGGCGTGATAAGAAACAATAAAGTAAAAAACACTTTAGCAGATGGTATTCACCTCACTAGGGGGTCTAGTAATATAGATGTTTATGGAAACACAGTCACGAATACCGGCGATGACGGGATAGCTGTCATATCATACCAATCTGATGGTGTGCCGAATAAAGAAATAAATATCTATTCGAATAAAGTAGAGAAAACCGGTGCAAGAGGAATCACTGTTGGCGGAGGACAAGATATATCTGTATTCCTCAATGATGTAAAAGATACGTATGTAAACGGAATATTAGTAATGTGCGAACAAGATTACCCCTTATTCGGATTTAACAACATTCATGTTTTTGGGAATAAGGTTAAAGGTGCAGGGGAATACGGTAGCAACCCTTTACCTGTAGCTTCGATTTACATTCGAAACGACATTCTTTCTAACGGTTCATCTACCGTAACGGTTGGGGGAAATCAAACTAAAGGGGGAACTGGCGAAGGATTTAGAGCAATAAATGTGTCTAACCTTATTGTGTTTGATAATGTATTCGAAAATCTAGTTTATTTATTCAGTGACATATTTAAATGTTCTGATGTTAACATGCATGACAATGTTTTTAAAGGTGTTGGGGGAGCCGTTATGCAAAATGGGCTAAATATTCGATATTGTTACGATGTAGACATCCACCATAACGGAATAGAAAACGCTGGACAAACTGGAATTTATGTAGTAGGTTCCGGGGCAGATATGTCACAAAATATCTCAGTTGACCACAACAAAATAATTAATCCTAATACTTCTACAACTGCAATTAAAGATGGAATTGCTTTAGAGTATGTAAATGATTTGTCTATTGTTGGAAATGACATTAAAGTTGGAAACGCGTTGCGAACAGCTGTCATTGTCGCAAATAATTGTGCAGGAAGTATAGTTGTTGAAAACAACGGTTATACACCAGATGCAATATTTACTGGATCAATACCTATTTTGGTGTCTGCTAATTCTATAAAGTCGCAACGTTCCAAAATAGGATATGGTGCTACTATTCCTACATCCGGTACTTGGCAACGTGGGGATATTATATATAATACAGTACCAGCAGCAAGTGGTTATCTTGGCTGGGTATGTACAACATTCGGAACAAACGGAAGCCTATTTAGTGTAACTGGTAGCATCACTACGGGGAGTAATGCCCTAACTGTTAATAATGTAACGGGCTTAACAATAGGGCGGTATATAACGATTGTCGGAGTTGCAGGGAAATTTAGAATAACAAAGATAAACGATTTGACTGTAACACTAGATAATACCGCAAATGCAACAGTTGTAGGTGCTTCAGTTAGCTATTCAGCAGCCACCTTTAAAGGTTTCGGTTTAATAGAAGCTTAGAATAGGTATTTTATTCCTGTTTATTGTGGTATTTTAGTTATATCACAATAAAAGGATGGGGAATGTTAATGAATAGCATAGATGAATTAAAAAAGTTGAGCTTGTTTAAATCTTTATTGTTTAATTTTAAGTATGTAAGAAACAATACCAGCAGTAGAATCGCCTGTTTTTTATATAAAAAGACAGTATTCGAATTTGATAAGAGTAGTAAAATTATCATTAATAAGGGTAGATTAACTTTTAATAAATCTTTTCAGAAGAAAAATCCATTCTCAACGCTAGTAACCCTAAGGGAAAATTCTAAAATTGTAGTTAATGGTAGATTTCATTTTTATCGTGGTTCAGTAATTAGTATCGGAAACGATGCAACATTAGAGCTTGGAGATGCAAGCTATTTGAATAGTCATTGCAAAATAATCTGTCAGGAAAAAATAACTATCGGAGATGGTGTTTTAATTGCTGACAATGTAGTAATTAGAGATTCAGATATGCATAAAATAATCGGTCAAAAGTCTGAAATATCAAAACCTATTCATATTGGGGATCACGTTTGGATTGGTGATGGCGCAAGAATCATGAAAGGCGTAACTATCGGCAATGGTGCTGTTGTTGCCGCTGGCGCAATTGTAACAAAAGATGTCCCTCCTAAAACACTAGTGGCTGGCGTACCCGCAAAAGTGGTAAGAAAGGATATTGAGTGGGAAGCATAAACAGAACAGTAGGAAGGAAACGGCGTAGTAAGCAATTTAATAAAATGAGAAGAAGTTCGCGAGGTATCTTGCGGGCTTTTTTGTATTGGAGGCGATTCTTCTGTACGGTATTATCTACCAAGCCGTCAACAGAATTAACGGACTTTCGTATATCGGACTTACTAAGCGTTGTTTAAATACTCGTCGGGTCGGACATCTCTACGCAACTTTCTCGAAGAACTCGGAACTATACTTTCATCGCGCAATACGGAAGTACGGAGCGGACGCCTTCGAATGGACGGAAATTGATCGCGCTGATTCACTTGAAGAATTAAACCGTTTGGAATCGCATCATATTAAACGCCTCGGAACTTACGGTAGTAACGGATACAATTTAACACTCGGAGGCGATGGTACTTCAGTCGTCGCAATGCCCCGCATAACTAGAGAACGGATGGCTCGCTCAAAAGGCGGCCGTCCCTTTTTGGTTTTCGATTTATCCGGCAACTATGTATCGTCCGAAACAATACAGAATGAATTCGCCGTCGCCAACGATATTTCGGTTACAAACGTCGGTAGCGTTCTTCACGGGCGCAAGAACTCAATCGGCGGCTTCATTCTCTTTTTCGTGGCCGAGTTTTCTTTTCCGGCTTTACAGACGAAGTTATCACGCGTCCGTAACGTATGGGAATTCGATGTACATTGCGTATCCTCGGGTGAATTAATCGGCACATGGGCAAATCAAACGCATTGCGCGGACGAAATCGGAATACCTCGCGACGGAATCGGAAGGTGTCTGACCGGTCGCCAAAAAGCAACACAAGGCTACGCATTTAACTACGTAGCATAAACGCAATAAATACGAAGGAGTGAGCGCATTGAATCAGAATCCATACTTAAAAACGGATTGGTCGGACCACATCATCGACCCCACGCAATACGAAAAAGACGCAAATGGCGCCGTAGTCATCGACCCGCTAACCGGCAAGCCGAAGCCTTACGTTATCCAGGAGGGTACGCGCTTCACAGCCGGTCGCGCCAATAACATCGAGGACGGCATTTACGGCGCATACGGCTGGCTCGTCCAGTATTACGAAGAAATCGCAAAGCTGCGCGTGCAACTCGAAATGGTCGGGCGCGTGCCGATTAATAACGGGACATTCTTCGATACGCTCGACAACGATACTCCGAAGCAGCTGACGCGATTACGTAGCGCGGCGGTGGCGCAAACGGCGCTTACGGTAGGCGCGACGGAGATTACGCTTGATTCGACGCCATTTACGGTCGGGCAGTATGTTACCGTGTTTGACGATGCTAATCAGGAATCGGTTAAGGTTACGGCGATAGTAGGCGGTAAGATAACGGTTGGGGCGCTGGCGAAGGCGTATAAGAAAGGCGCGGTCGTGGCGTTATCGAACGCGGAACTAGGCTTGGCAAGACAGCGGATATTATTCGGCAATTGGGGTACTTATTCCATTGCAGTTAGCGAGGCGGTTTAAAGATGGTTAAGTATTATTATGATAAATACAATTCAACGCCCATAATCCGTTACAATGACGACTCGACTTTTGCTGGTACAGGCCTAAAAAATATGTATTTTACTGACATGGCAAAAACGTACCTCTTCAATCCTATCCTAAACAGTTACAGTATTGGTTCGGATTTGTGGCAACGAAACGAATCGATAGCTAAGGGCGCTTTCGGATATTCTGTCGACCAACATGGGCAACTATCGAGGGGTGATGCAGAGAAAAGCGGCACTGTATCTATCACAGTAAGTGCGTATTCATCTTATAAGACACCCGTTTCTAATACGTCGTTCATAAATGGTTATAATCAAGGAACTTTAGTGCAAAGTAATATCTCAGCGGAAAACGGAACCTACCCGACAGACGGAAGACACACCGACGACTATTGGTACGTCCGCGGCGCACTTACTAACGTAGCGCCAACGATTTCACTAAGCACATCGGACAATCGCACGCTATACGAAAACGACTCGTTCGGCATTTCCGGTTCAGCAACGGATTCCGACAGCGGTAACGTAGTCAGCGTTAAGTATCAACTAAACGGCGGCACGGAGCGCGCTATCGTTTCCGGCATTAGTACTGGCGCATCAATTCCGTTTAACCGCGCGCTTACGTTTAAAGGCGGAATGCTTTTCGACGGATCAAACGCAGTCACACCGGCTTTAGTGGAAGGTACAACGCATTCACTCCGAGTTTGGGCGGAAGACGATAAAGGCGGAAAGTCAGCGGCACAAACTCGACTGTTTACCGTAGTCGCTAACCGACCTGCGGCGCTAACTATCGAACCTTTCGTCACTGCCGGCAACCTAATCGACTCCGACACCATGACGATTAAAGGTAGCGTAGCAGACCCGGAAGGCAATGCGGTAATAGTCCGATACAAAATCGGCAGCGGCTCATATATCGAGATACTCAACGGAGTCGGCGGCCCGTTTTCGATACCGATTAAGTTATCTGCACTGAAAGCTGGCGCGAATGCAGTAACGATACAGGCGACCGATAGCTACGGAGCAGTATCGAGCAAGACGTTAAACGTTGTGAAGTCGGGAAATGTACTACCGCTAAAAACGTCGGTCACGCGATATAAAATCAACCCTCCGAATGGCTCGGCGAAAGGCGTCCTGTTATGGATCGAGCGCGAAGTCGGCGACCTAATCGTTGACGTAGAAATCTCGGCGACTATGGCTGGCGAAGCGGAATCGTTTGTGCCGATGACTAAAACGAGCACGGCGTTTGTTATCGACGGTATCGAGGAAGACGAGTTCACGCATGACGCAGTAACGCCGAAGGAAAACATCGTAATTAAACTAACGATGACACGCGCAAGCACGGCAACAAATAACGGAATTAAATTAATCTCGGGGGTGTTATCATGACGGCTATTCTACGACGCAAGCGCCTGCCGGACGGAACCTTCGGCGAACTCGAAAAGGTGTTCGAAGGCGAAACGGCGGACGAAGTTATCGCTCGCCTTGAAAACGATAACGCGGCGCTCGTACTCGAATCTATCGCGAAGGAAATGCGCCTTGCTGACGTTGAACAAGCGCAGGCATCGCTATTACTGCAACTAATCGAAAAGGGGGCGCTATAATGGACGATTTCTACTTCCGCGCAGCAAGCAATTATTACCCGCGATTTTACACGAAGGATAACGTTAAGACTTTCGTACTCGCCGGCAAGATTACGGAAGCGCAATACAAGACGATTACCGGCGATAAATACGTCGCGTAACCGAAAGGAGGCACGTATTATGCTACGAAATTACAACGAACACGACTACATCGCCCGCGTGTCGCTAATATGCAACGCGCTATATCTCGTAATAACTGGCGGCTTTCTGCTGACGCTCGATAGCATCGCGTATTCAACTCCGACTTACGACTTAATGTCGAACGTCCTATCGCTGGGCGCATTCGGCGTTCTGTTTATCGTTGCCGGCTTGCTAATCGGACTCGCAGCGTTACAGGAGGGCACGCGTCGCTCATGGTCGCTATTAATCGGCGGACTGCTCGGCGCGCTTATGCTCGGCTTATATACGATGGCATCATTCGAAGGCTCGCTGAACGATATGTTACCGCTACGATACGCAGTCGTCACGGGATTTAACGTCATTATCGCGGGCGTAGGAGGAATCGGCTTATGGATCAACAAGCGCCGTACGTAACGCGGCTCGAATTAATAGAATCGCAGCACCGGCTGAAAGAAGACGTATCGAAGCGCATCGACGTCGTAGACGAAAAGGTCGACACCCTTCGCGACTTAGTGTTACCGATGGGCGAATCGTTGAAACAGACGGCGGAGAACACGCGCAAGATGGCGGAATCGATGGATCGCTTTACCGAAGCGCAGCGCGGCACAAACGGTCGCATCTACGAGAAGATGAACGGACACGACGTCGAGTTCGCGCGGCTTAACGTTATTGCCGGCTCGCAAACTGAGAATAAGAAAACGAACGCAAAAGTACTCGTGGCGGTAATTGGTGGAATCGTTACGATTATAACAGGGCTATTTGCGCTGGCTCCGTATCTATTTAACTAAACGAAAGGTGGGCGTAATAATGACGAAAGATATTGTAATTCTAGTAACCGGCTTCTTAACGGCGGTCCTTCTATTTCTCGGAACAATCAACGTATATTTCGAGTGGTTTACGACAGACTCGATTAACGCATTCGGCGTGCTTCTTGGCGCAGGCATCGCATTAGCAGGCGCGCTGTATGCCGTCTATAAAAATACGTATGCCGTGACGAAGAAGGCGCGCAAGCAAGCGGAGGAACTCGAACGCAAGGGGCTGAAATAATGGCGTATGAACTCGTTAATCGGCTAATACCTCCGTCGCTATATTCGTTGAAAGCGCCATACGCAATGACGCCGGAATATATCACGATTCACAATACGTATAACGACGCCACGGCAGCGAATGAAATCGCCTATATGACGCGCAATACGGCAGCTACGTCCTATCACGTCGCTATCGACGACAAGCAGGCGATACAGGCGGTTCCGTTCGGGCGCAACGCTTGGCACGCAGGCGACGGGCAGGGCGCGGGCAATCGGAAGTCTATCGGCATTGAAATCTGCTACAGCAAATCCGGCGGCAAGCGCTATTACGATGCCGAGGACAATGCAGTTATTTACGTGGCGCACGTCCTTAAACAATATGGATGGGGCGTCGATAGGATTCGCTGGCATCGCGATTGGAGCGGTAAGCTGTGCCCACACCGCATGATCGCGGAAGGTCGGCTGGACTCATTTAAAGAGCGGGTGCAAGCGGAATTATCCGGTAAGCCCGGCAGCAATCCCGTAGCTAAATCGGAAGGAGGCGCGCGCATGTTTAAGCCTACATCGGCGACACTCAACGATGCTTATGCAAAATTCCTGCAAGACGCGATTGCCGGCGGACATCTTAACGCTAAGTGGCTCGCGGATTTCAAAGCGGGCAAACTATCGCTAGACGACGCATTGGCGTTATTTGTAATCGAATCACAACGTAAGAAATAAGTAAAGGCGACCTATCTGCGTAATTGCGGACGGGTCGCCTTTTCTTTTGCTTTACATACGAACGCGCATTCGATATACTAATTCGAAAGGAGGGAACGAATGTGCGTAATCATGATATTAAAGATCGCGGAATAATGAAGTGGCAAGGTTTGATGTTAACGGACCACGTTAAGTTAATCCGCAAGCAAGGAGAAGAAATTAACTACATACAACAGACGCTTCTCGACGATTGGGAGCTGCAGCAAATTCAGGAGGAATTAGAAATCGCATATAAACGGCAATGTGCAGCACAGGTTACCGTTTGGCGAAAAGGCGAGCATATAACGTACATTGGAAAAATATCGGAACTCAATTACCGACTTAGCTTCTTATCAGTCGAAGGACCATTCGGACACGACCGAATTCCCGTTGCAGATATAATAAAGGTACATTGCGTAGACTAAAGGCGACCACTTCCGTAATTGGAGGCGGTCGCCTTTTTGTGTTTACTTATCGCGCCAATTTTTAACGATGAAATCCGTCGCAGCATCGGCAACCTTCGCCGTAACCTCGCGCACCTCGTCGATCATAAGCGATAGTAGTGAAACCCACGTATACTCTTCGCCATACGGATTATCGGCGTTTACATAGCGTAGTATCTTCTTCAATTCGCGCACCCGTTCAGCGTCGAGATTAGCTTCGAGGTATTTCCGAACGAACTCGTTGATAAAGTCGCCGTCGCGCACGCTGGCGTCGAGCAGTAGAGCACACGTCCGCGATACCGTGCAGTCGAGCGCGTAGGCAATGGCGCTGATAGTATCGTATGTTTCCGACTTGAAGCGGATGGTTATGCGCGCAGTCTGGCCTGCTAAAGCGCGGCGACTTATCGGCATGCAATTCGGATTACTTCTATAAATCGTATTCATATTCGTATTCGTAAACCGGATGTCTCGCCGAAAGTATTGCGAAAGATGCCCGATAACTTTCGGCGTGTGAATACCGTTAATGCAGACTGCTTCGGCAACGTCCTTAACGGGCGTATCCGTAATATAGGCGAGCCTGTAAATGCATTCGCGTAATTCGTGTGGCACCGTCGGCTTAATGTCGCGCTTGCGGTCGCTGCGAACCTTTCGTTGCTTACTTGCTCCCCCACTGCCCAATCCCCCACCGTCCTATTCGCAGTTTATGCCGGGGACACTAGCGTGCTGTCCCTAGTCTTACTACTGTATGGTGCGGCAGGGTCGTCCTATTCCAACGTTATTACTTCGTCGACTTCGGCTTCTTTTTAACGGGAATACCGTACTTCTTCGAATTCGTGCGCAATTTATCCGCGAGCTCTTTCGCCTTATCCTTTGCCAATGTGCGTCTCACTTCACTTTCGTTTAATTTACGTTAGCTTGCGCATATCCTCCGAATCTTAAACGTAGGATGTATTACTAGAACATTGCAGGCGCATTGCAGACGGAGCCTATACGTAGCTAAAGCATTGCCCGCGCATTGCAAAATAGGAGGGATTCGGATGGGTAAAGAAACGAACACGCTGGTACTCGGAATTGACGCGGGGAATTATCGCGCAAAGGTGGCGGGACCTTACGGGGTGGATTCGTATCGCACGGCTATATGCGATTGGTTCGAACGCGACATCGTAGAGGATTTCGGCAAAGGTGACGATATGGAATTCGCGCTAAAGGGTCGCAGAGGTTTTGCGGGCACACTCGCAAGTTACGAGGATCAATACGGCGGAGGCGCAATGTACGGCGAATCGAAGGCGCATGAGGATACGTTGATTCGCGTCTTGCTCGCAATCAACCGTTATCGTGCGCTCTATTGTCCGGGATTCAGCCGATTCAAGATAGTCGCAGGCCAGCCGATTATATCGCACAGCGTCGACGAGAAAACGAAACTAGCGGACTTACTTCGCGGCGAGCACGTAATAACTGTCAACGGCGTTCGGCAACGGATTACTATAGAAGAAGTCGGCATCGCAGCGGAAGGTACCGGCGCATTTATGAGTCAGCCGCAAGTTGGTGTGGTTCGTATTATCGACGTAGGTAGCGGTACAGTAAATTGCGCCACGGTCGCAGATAAGCGCCACATCAATAACGCAAGCAAGACGTTTAACTACGGAGTTGAAACGTCTGGTGGACGCGATAACATCGACGGAATCGCACGCGGAATAATTCGGTCGACTACGCAGCTTAAATGGAAACGAACGGATAAAGTTTTCGTATGTGGTGGAGTTACCGAGGAATTGCTGCCGTTGCTCGCCGAACATTATCCGTCTGCGCAAGCGATCATTCCGCAGCTAAATGCGCTCGACGGTGTCCATCAGCATCTACCGACATTCGCCAACGCAATCGGCTTTTATGAAATCGCAAGGCTGACGTATGGATGAAAGACCGGACAAACAAAACGATATCCTTCGCCCATTACGACGCTTATGAACTCGACTTGATGACGTATGCGCTCGACCCGGCGCGGGGGAAGTTTGGCCCGTATATTAAACGACTAATAGAACGCGACCGTGACGGAGGGCAGGCGCAGGTAGTGGCGGACATACCGAAGCCGGCGGCGGGCGGGGGTACTAAAGCGGATAAAGCGTCGGTCGCCGGGTTTCTGTGACGACAAAAACGGTCAATCCCGAAGGAAAGACCGCTGCAGCTTATTATTGAAACTTAACGCTACCTTTCCGTTTCTGACGCGAATTAATTAACGCTTCAACCGGCGACGCCTTGTCGTGTATCTCCTTAATATCGGCGCTGGCGAACTGGACGTAGCGCTGCGTCATCGATATGTCCGTATGTCCGAGTATCTTCATTAGCGCGAATGGGTCGCCACCATTACGAAGAAACTTAACAGCGAAATAGTGTCGGAATGTGTGCGGACTTACGCGGGCCTTGATCGGCGATACTGCTCGATTTGCGTATTTTTTAAGCATCTTCGCGAATGTATCTCCGTAGTAACGCTCGCCATACTGTGTTAAAAATATAAACTCGGCGTCATCCTCGTCGCCAACGCCTGTGTAATCGAACAGACTACGTAGTAAATCGGCAGTCGAGCGACTCATCGGAACAATGCGAGCGCGGCGATTCTTCGTTATTTCCGCACGTAAGGATATTTGACGGTAAATTAAGTCGACGTCACCACGCACCAACGCGGACATTTCGCCGATGCGCATTCCTGTGTCCGTCATGAGTATCATCATTACGTAATCGCGCAGTCCTGTATAGGTTCTCCGACGAGGGGACGCAAGCAACGTTTCGATTTCTTCGTCCGTAAATATCTCGAAAGTTTCGATATCTTCCGTCTGTAGCCCGACATCTTGCGCCGGATTAATGCCGATGTGCTTCTTCGCGATTGCCCAATTGTAAAATACGCGCAGGACTCGGATTGCGTTATTAGCTGTCCTCGCTGACACGCCAACAACCTCGGATACATTCGTCGGGTGATCGTCCCATTTCGTTTTGTCGAACGTCAAGTAACGCACATACTCGCGCACACAGTCGCCCTCATTTCCGTTGTATCCCTGCGTTGCGCAATATTTCGCAAAGTGGGAAAGTGTCTGCCTATACGTCCGTATCGTATCGGGACTCCGTTTCTGCAACATCTTATCATCGATGAATAGTTCGACCGTAGCGTCATAGTTGAAATTGCGCCCTAACTCCGACGAATTTCGATTCTTAAATTCAAACTTCCGCAT